ATGTCGATAATATGGTAAGTTATAATCGGTACCACCGGCACAAGATTCAATCCGTGCGTCAATGGAAGGTCAAATGGATCACCAAAAACGTCCCAGTGATATAGAGATTTCACGCCAGAAGGAGAAATTACATACCCGCAAATTGGATATTCTATATCTTTATTGATATAACAAATTTGAAATTCCCAACCAGCGGCAGTTATACATTTTCCCCCAGCATTGACAAAATCAAGAATTGTGAGCATTCAATTTCTCCATAGCAAATTTAAGAGATTCATTTAACCTATCAATAAAAGTAGTATCTTTAGAGCGAATAAGGTTTTCTTTCAATTCAACTATATTTTTATCACAAGGATCTTCTAATACCTTATTCAAAAGAGTATTATTCATTTAGATACGATCTCAAAAATTTTAGTTCCTATAGCAATGAATAACCAAACCCAACCAATAATAAATTTATAATTAGTTTCATTATTAGCAGAAGCAATCCAAACTTGAGAAATGATTATACAAGTATAAAAGAATAATTTACTTTCCATTCTAAGTCCAATTTTCCCAAGATTCTAAATTGAAACTAAGGCGAAGATAAATCTTAGGATCACCTTCATACTTATTACATTCTACCCTAAAACCACCACATTCTGTAGTATAATCCGTTTCTTTAGATTTAAGACATTCGGTTACAGCAGTATTCATTAGTTTTCTAGCGTGTTGGCGAAGTTCATAAATTTCAGGAACTCCATTAGAACCAAACCATTTCCAATTAAGAAAATCCATTACCTTCTTAACTTTTTCGAAGTTGAAGTTATCAAGAATTTCATTAATATCATTGGTTGAATCATTATAGACCGTCTTCTTCGGTTCAATACTCCATCTATAATTTAATTGATCAAATTTTGAGGTTTCGATATCTTCTGGATTTGTCAATAATAAATCATACCAAGGAGTAACATAATCCACATTTAGTCGATATCTAACCTTATCACCTCGTTTATACGCATCAATCAATGATTGAGTAAACTCGTCCGGTTTAACCCGATATTCGATATTTTCAAACCAATGCGGGGTTGGAGTATCTACCCAACCAAAATGTTCTTTTACTTGAATAGTTTTTCCGTCTGCCCATTGCTTAATCAAATCTTTATGTTTATGCGCCATTACTTATTCTCCAATGTTTCAATTTTATGTTTAATACTATCCATTATCTCTAGGATTTTATCAACCTCTTGATTGGTCTTTTGAATCAACAGAAGTTGTTCAGTTTCTTTCTGTTTAGCAAAATAAATCTTTTGCCCAATCCAAACAGCATTGGTAATCATAGCAAGACTTAGTACAAAATAGAAAAGCTTTTCGTTCATATACACCTCAAAAATTCAACAACAAGTATAGTCTACCGTAGAACGAAGAAAAAGTCAAGCGATTAGCAACCTTCTGAATTATCTTCTGGAGAAATTGCTGGAGTACATTCTTGAAATGTTGTTTCTCCATAACGTCTTGAATAATACCATTTCTTATTACAAGTAGTACAAGTCGTTTCTCCAGAGGTAGTATTACCGTCAGGATTGGTATTATTCCCATGCTTATCGTAAATTGGAGGATAATACATGGAAGTAGTCATTCCAATACCGTATTGAAATCTGCAATCTTCTCTTGGGCAATTTGGGTTTGGATTATTCATTGTTAAACCTCGTCAAAATGTCTTTCTAGTTTATGTTCTTGAATATAAGAACAATAATCAAAAGTATGAGATTCTCTAACTGTAGCAGCAAAATAAAACAATAACAATAAACGACTTACTTCATAGGCAGTAATATCTTCTTTGGGATTATACTCATATCGTTTATCTCCATTAGGAAATACAATATGCCCAACAGAAATTTTACCGAAAAAGACGCCAATATCTGCGTAGGCACTATCAATTTTATTTTCCATCATCAACAACTCCAATTATCTTACAATGTTTGTCTCTAGGTAATGCTTTTTCACATTCTTTTATTGAATCATGGTACTCCGTGAGAGGAGATGAAACCATTCCAACAGAAACCACTATACCCAATAAAAACGCTAAAACTATATTTACGACGGAAATAACAAAACTAAAATCATTCATCTTTGTTAAACCTAAAACTTTTCTTCAGTCGTTATCAGAAGTTGGTTAGTTTCTTCGTCAAAAGAAACATTAACCCAGTCATCCTTTGAAATAGGAAATCTATGAATGATATCGCCAGAGCGGAATTCTACTTCTTCTGCCGATCTAAATTTAGAAAATTCTATTCCACCGTAAATATAGTTGTGGAGATTTAGATATCCGCAGTTCATGCCAATACCATATGAATCCATGTAGAAATTAAATACGTCGTACAAAACGTGACGATAACTACCCTGTTCTTCTACATCGCCTTTATGAATCTTAGAACATACATAAAAGAATGCTTTTAGTTTATCATCATAGGATAGATTATCCCAGAACGATTCGGCATCCTTCTTATATTGTTCGTCAGATGCTTCTATTTCTTGGCGCAACTTTTCCATTTCTGGAGAATCAAGCATTTCTTTGAAATTTTTCTTTTCGACTTCGTATATTCCTTTTTCTTCAGACATAAGTTAATCTCCTAAAACATTCCAAAATCTAAATTGTTCAGACAGTTTTTCTATTACGATATATTTCTCATCACTAGTAAGATTTTTCATTCGATTTTCTACTACCTTGGTAATATCATCACAAATATCATCATATACTTCATAGGGATCAAAAGTATTAAGATCATCTTCTGATATGTTAAAAATCCTAAAAAATTCTTCATTATCTATATTTTTTAGAAATGATTCTTTTATTGGTTTTACTTCTTCTTTCTCTAGTAGATCATAAAGATATGTTAAATATGTTACAGATAACCCAATATAATATGTATCTGTTTGAATGCTTCCGTGAATCGCTTTTAGATTATTGATTAGATCAGGAATCTGGTTTCTAAATTCGCTCATTTTCCAACCTTTTTCCAAGAATCATTACGAATATCCAAATCTACAACCTCTCCCCAGATACGCCAGTAGTTGGGGATTTTATCTGGATGGCATCCACGAAAATGTTTCTTATCAATTCCCATCGCATCTGATAGAAACTGTTCCACATCATCCCAATTATAATATTCTAAGGTTTGAGGTTTCATAATTTAATGCCCCAAGATTCTATAAATTTTTTGTTAATAAAAAGTTCAAGGAAATCCGTATAATACATGTCTGTTACGTATCCTCCTGCAAATGTAAATAGAAAGTAGTCTCCTCTTATTCCCTTCACCACTAATTCTTGTCTCAAGGTATCTTCGGAATCAAAGGGGTAAAATACCAATGTATCTCCAATTTGAGGACAAGGAGCAAGTCGGAATAACCACCAGCGTTTAATCCTCCACCACATAAATTTCTATCTTACTTTTTTTGTAGGCAAACAAACTTATATTCTTTCACGGTTCCTCCAACCAATGGATTCCCCTCTTGTCCTGCTTTTTGACAAGATTCTAATGTAGAAAACCCATCAACAGAATTAAGAGCAACACTATCTCCTTTAGAGAAGGCTCCAGCATAAATAAACATCACTAATACATAACTCATTCATCATCTCCATAAATAAACATCTCAGGAACAGCATCACCCTTTTTCATTGAAATTTCATACTTATTAAGAATTCTATCAAACTCAACGATTCCAACCGTCTTACATTTGAGAGCGTGTTGCCTAAATCCACAACCTTCTGATAATACTAGAGGATAATCCTTAAAACGTCTCCAAGATTCATACCAACCTTCGCTCACAAACATAGCACACCAAAGTTTTTCAAGATGCGTAATCATTATTTTCCTCAATAAAAGAATAATCTTCTTTATCATTGCCATTAACATAAACAGGAATTATGTCATATCCTCTATTCTTCCAATATTGATGGTCAAATTCAGTTTCTATGAATACTGGTCCGACAGGTTCAGATTTTTGATTACCAAAAAGATAAGGACCAAAATTACCATCACCAACAACAAACCAACCTATTTGTTCCATATTATTTACCTAAGAAAAATATCTTGAAGAAAAGGAGTACCCATCTTCATCGTGCCAATAAACATCCTCGTCCCGATATTCTCTCCAAATGTCAGCATACCTTTGTTCTTTTAGAATTTCATCAATGTGATCTAAATTCCTATGCCCATCGTCACGAACAAAACCAGGAGATTTATAGGTTTCTACCATTTCTACAAATTCTTCATACGAAACAGCCTCGCCGTATTCATCAATGATAGGATTATCCTTGAGATATTCTTTCCATTGCTTCCAAGACTTTAGTTGAAAGTCTTCTGGAACTTCTAAAGTCTTGTCATCGCTGTCTTCAATATACCCATATTGTCCATCATATCCTCTGAAGTGGAAAGCCCAACCCCAAGAACTTTTGCCGATGTGAATTTTATTGGAACGATTACAACATTCGCATTTGTTGAATTCTGCGTAAAAGTTAGTGCCCATATTTCACCTCTAAATTTCACTTTATATAAATAGTATATACCCATCGGGTAAAAAAGTCAAGTCATAAAAAATGTCCTTCGCGGATCACCACAATCCCAAGGACTCTAACGCTTAATAGGAGCATCAGCATATGTATTTATTTGTCTATAAAACTACACACATCAATGGAAAATATTATATTGGTCGCCATCAAACCAATGATATAAACGACGGGTATCTAGGATCTGGTAAATGGGTTTCTGGAATAAAAGATAAATTAACTTTATCAAGAGAAATCATCGCAGAAACGAATTCAATTAAGGAATTATACGAATTAGAAGAATATTATATAGAAAAATATTGGAATGATCCCTTATGTATGAATATGATTAAAGGATCTAATGGTTATACTTCAGAGGACAATTTTAGAAAAATCGTAAAAGGAACTCATCCTTTTCAGTCGAGAGAAGATGGAACTTCCTTACAAACGGATCGTGTGAATGCTGGAACTCATCATTTGTTAAAAAGAGAAGATGGTTCTTCTTTAACACAAGACAGAGTGAAAGAAGGAACTAATCCTTTTCAGTCGAGAGAAGATGGAACTTCCTTACAAACTGACCGTGTGAATGCTAGAACTCATCATTTGTTAAAAAGAGAAGATGGAAGTTCTGTTGCATCCGATAGAGTGAAAGAGGGAACTAATCCTTTTCAGACGAGAGAAGATGGAACTTCCTTACAACAAGATAGAGTCAATTCTGGAACTCACAATTTTTTAAAAAGAGAAGATGGAACTTCTGTTTCATCAGATAACAATCTTAAAAGAGTTGCAAATGGAACTCATAATTTTCTAACAAGATCGGATGGAACGAATTTACAAACCGATAAAGTTGCAAATGGAACTCATCTTTTCCTACAAAATAAGGGTTTGGTTCCGTGTTATAATAAACAAGGAGAATACAAACGAATTCCAAAAGAAAAATATCATTCCCAAGTCGGGCTAAAGGAAGATTGGGAATGGGTGCATAATTTGAGCAAAGAAGGCAAGAGAAGAAAACCTTCGTTTTAAAGGATTATTCAAAACTCCAATAGTTTATTAGAAATTTCTTCAAGATCAGTTGCATTCACTGTCAATACATCTGTTCCGATAACCAAACGAAATTCTAAAAACGCAGGAACACTAATCAGGACAATAGGAGCGAGGCCATGACACATGAAGGTATCGACTTTTCCCTGATCGTATTTTGATTTTGATTCCTTATCATCGTGATATGTGTCACGGATATGATTCGCATATTGTACATTCTTTTTGATGAATTCTGCGAAAGAGTTATACATAGAAGAATCCATTCTAAATTGAGAGCAAGTAGGAATAGATTCCGCTCTATCATTGAATACACCAATCTGTAGAAATGCGTAACTAACTTGTTTTACAATAATCATTTTATTCACATTGTCCTAATAGCATTGCTTCTATTTCTGTAAACTTCTCTTGTACAGGAAATACTTTACCAGAAGTCAGATGTACGATAGCATTTCCTCTGTAGATTTTATTCTTAAACCGTTCTCCTGTTTCTGGATTGAAGTTGAATGCCATTGGTCCAGTGACCGCAGCAACTTGATCCTTGTGGAACATTATCTTTCCACAAACTTCTTCACCATACTCGGTAATACGAATTGCTGTCAATTTTATAAACATTTTAGCTTCCTCATTTCAATCTACTGTAAAGTTCCAACCACAAGACTATTTTACTACAATTTATAGAAAAGTCAATCGTCCTTGTCCAAGTCCCATGCGTATTTTTCTGCATAATTCAACCGATCCATATGGTCTACAAATTTTTCGCAAAGAGCATACACATTTTTCAGCGAATGAAAATCGTCTCCAGCAAGTTGAGCTTCGAGGTCTGACATCCTATCGGCATTTGCCACGTAATTTACATAATCCTCAAGCGTCATTTCGTTTCTCCAGTTGATTTCTAACTATGGGACTATTGTATCTGAACTGACAGGGAAAGACAAGGTTTTTCTTTCGGGGTTGCCGTAATCATTTTTCAAAAAATATCTTTTGAAGATGTTTCCAAAGCTTGAAGTCCATCTTCTTCTGAATCGAAATACCCATCCACATAATAATACATTGGTTCTCCATTTTGATGTGTCAAAAACGGTCCGTATGCCCCAATCCAATACTTGCCGTCGGACTCAAACAGCGCAACTTCGTTAGTTTCGTTGTGGTATTTTACGAATCTTGACATTTGATTTCTCCAGTTGATTTCTAACTATGGGACTATAGTATCTGAACTGACAGGGAAAGTCAAGGATTTTCTTTCGGGGTTGCCGTAATTTCGCAATGTTGATTTCTTGGAAGCGTTGATTCGCATTCTTCGATTGCTTTTTGTGTTTTTGAAACAACGGTGAATGGTAAACTAACAAAAAGATCAATCAATATTATTGCAAAAGACATACCAAATAAAAATGTTGGAGTATCTTTATTCATCATTGACCTTTTCATATGTCATTTCAAAAATATCTCTACGACAAGGATAGATTTCTTCTTTCACCCCTTTGATAATATAATCTCCCGATTGAGCTATCATTCGTCCTTCAAGAGTTTCAATGAACAAAGTTCCACCCACATTTGGAACAACTTTCTCTTCAACAACGGCATCAACAAACCATTCTGGAAAAGAAATTGCTGCCATTTCGTAATACCAAATAAAGGCATCAATTTCAACTGGTTTCTTGCGATATTTCATTTTGTGATTCTCTTTAATCTTTCTTCAAAAGTTAAATCTTCATCAAGACTTAATTTAGTTAAGTCGTATTTTGTATTTTCTTGGATTCTATCGAATATTGGTTCTTGTGGTTCTTGTTTTCTTTTTAGAATACACCAAATATCAGAACCATAAATTGGATCATCAATCCAAAGATCATATAACTGTCGTAGTTCTTTTACTTCGATTTCTTCATCATCAGAACATCCCCGAGCGAATAAATCATTACAGTTTACGAACAATCCAGTTGTTTTCTTTGCTTCTTCGCACCAATCATCTTCCCACCAATGATTGGTTACAAATATTACCCCATTGATCAATAAATGAGCAAGACCAAATTCTTCTTCGAAGTTTAATTCTTTTTCTGGTTTGTTTGGATATGTTTGAGAACCGTCTTCATTTTTATATTTTCCCCAATCCAGTTCCCAGAAAATGCGTTTTGGGTCAATTTCATATTTTAAATCTGGATTGTATTTCATTTTACAAAATCTCTGGATTGTTTGGAGTATCCAAAATCAAACTAGCAATTATTTCTTTTCTAACTTGAGTTTCAAGCACCCTAGCAAACGTATATACATAAGGATTCAAATCCATCGAACCATCTGGCTGTTCTTTGAGTTTGAATCCTTGTTCCAAAGCCATTCGTTTAATAGTTGATCTGTCAATCATTTACTTTCTCCACAAATTCAATATCAGTTTTCTTGTATCTAAGATGGGTGTGTAATGCCAAACTATCATCCATTCGTTGTAGTAATACAGTTTTTTCTGTTACTTCAATAATTTTTTGTTCTGTTAAACAACTTGCTCCTTGTAGTTTAACAAACCATTTGTCACCAACCTTCAATTCTGGAGGAACAACAAAAGGCGTTGGAATATATGCCGTTTTACTTGATGTAGTTGGTGGAATTCCTGCAAAAGTATGATCTGTAATAGGAGTTCCATTCCAAGGAGCAGTCATTGAATCTGGTAAAGGTTTAATATATGTCATTTGTTCATTGTCTTTAGATTTTAAATATTCTTGAAATTCTTTTTCCATTCCTTCCGAATAATAGACTGGATACCACTCTCCCCCATTCTCCATTTGTTCCCAATCATCTTCAAAATTTCTTCTATATAGACTACCATCATCATCTTCGATGATATGAGATTGTATTGGTTGTATTTTTTTAAATTCCATAATTCTTTTTCATCCTTTAGCAATAACTGCAACATTTACAGAAAAAGTCAAGGTTTATCATTTCGGGTTTCTATTTCTTTTATGGCATCCTTGAGTGTTTCTGAAAAATTCAATGCAGTCTGCTTTGTAAGAATAGTAGTAGTTTGTAGAGAAATGTATCCATTCCACCAAATTTCTTTGGTTAGTTTAATTCGTTGATGTAATCCATTGATTAGCGATTGAACGGAATTTACAATGAGATATAAGAACGGATTGTCAATCTTATGAGTTTCCCAATTCGCTAAAGTTTTCCACCAATGAGTTTTTGCAGTGGTATGAAAATATACTACGATTTCTCCATACTCGTCGGCTTCTATTTCAAGGTCAATCTTATCATCTGGATTAGTACACGAACAATTTACTGAATAAAACTTAGCATCCTTGAAATCGTGAGTTAGCATTATACCTTCTGCTGGTTTTTGATATTTTGATTTAGTCATTAAATTCTTTCTTCCACATATCAGGATAAACTTCTGAGGTCAAGTCCATTACCCATTGGCAAGGATAATGGCGCAAACACGATATTGCTTGTTGTCTAATGTGTTTAGGAACTTTTGGAGTCTTTTTTGGATCAAGTAAATCTAACAGAAACTTTTCTGTTTGAACAACTGACCTGTATCTTTCTGAACTTATAGTCATGATCTTTTCCTATTTTCTCATGGCAGGTCTGAATGAGTATTTCTTATCAAACCCAGCATATTCAATTTTAAATTTATCATCCAACACTACTGGCGGATCAATATCGGGGCTACCATTAATTTGGTTTAACATAAAGTAAGAGATATCCTGATAGATTTGTTCAGCGGGATACATTGATACAAAGTTAATAATATCACCTAGAATCGGAGTATCTGTAGTAAATCTGCCACCCTCAATCACAACTACAGGAGATTTGTGTTTAATGCAGAAATCAAGATTCTTTTGAGAAAACTCGCCCATATAGTATTCAGGAGTTTTCCTAGGATAAACCTCCCATCTACTACGTTTTCCTTTGAGAAGATTTAGATGTTTTTCTACTTCTGTAGAATTTTTATAAGCAGTCCATATTTGAGTTTTTGGATATTCGCTTTTTCTGAATAGAAGAAATTTCTTCCCGCAAACAATCAACCAACGGAAATCGTAATCATATATAGTATTAGCGAGCCTAAGAACAAGATCAACTTCATCATTTTTAATCTTAGAATCATCATTAAAATATATTTGAGAAAGATCGTTTAATAGATGGCGCTCATAGACTACTTTTGGATCAGGACCACCAAAATTTGTAGAATAGAAATCGTAATAATCTTTAAACTTCGTTATAATTTTCATCTTCGGTAATTTCTATATCAGAAGCACCAATATCCCAACCATCCACCTTAATCCAATCTTCGGTTTTGTAGGTGTTTGGGATAGTGTGATAGACAATCATCTTCTCTCCAGATAAACCATGAGTATCAGAACACTCAGAAACTTGGAAACCAATGGATACATTATACTTTTCTAATAACGCTTTGAATTCTTGCTGAAAAGTTTCTTTGTTGTTCATTTTATACCTCAATTTCGTTTACATACGAAACGTCAATAAAATATCTTGAAGATTCAAGACACAATTTTTCTGCCTTTTCTTTATCAGAAAAGACACCTTGAACGGAAGCACCCATTCCACGATCTTCTTCCAGAACAACATACAAAACATCAGGTTCTTTTACAATTTTCATTTCAGTCTCCATTTTTCCAACCACAAGACTATTTTACTACAATCCACAGAAAAGTCAAGCGTTGAGAGGATGATAGGAAAAATGTCTTCCTAAGTTGTGTTCTTGCAAGAATTCTTCTACCTTAAGAGATCCATATAACGTAATGGTAGTTACAAAAAACAGTTGCATTAAGCGAGATAATTCGTAAGGCGTTATATCTTGTTTTGGTTCGTATACAATCCGAAAATTCTTTGTATAGATATTCAAATCACTGATAGGAATATCAGCGGCAGATAGTCTATCACCATCATATTTTTCTTTTACTGTTTCAATCATTGTATGTGATACCTGTCAATAAGTTTATGATAAAAGTCCAATAAAGGACCACAAAGTTCTAACGGAGTTTCTTGGTAATGTTCTTGAAGTAATTCGTGAACATCTGTTATGATTAGTTCAGCAAACTTTTCTTCATTGAATTCTGGATGAATACCTCCCCAACCATCATCAACAATAACAGTTGCTTTTTGTTTCAATTCTTCGAATATATCAATCATAATCTATATTACTTAGTATTCGAAGTGTAATTCATTTTAAACAAAATAGAAAACAAAAAACTAATTCCCCACATTTGCAACCAACCAACTTCTTTCAAAATAGTTACCGCAGGAACCAAACAAGAATTCCAAAGTATCATTATAGGATAAGAAAGCAGAAAACTAAAAAATATAGCAACAACAAAAATTCCAATTATATTTCCAATTATATTATGTATCATATATTTACCTAATTTAATTATAATCAACGTTCCAATGAAATTTACCCAAAATAAAACAAAATCGTGGAGAATCGTACCAGAAAAATTCACAAGCAAAAAATGGTTTGCCTTTCCAAGTATTCCATCCGAAATAATGATTACCATCTTTCATAAGATAAAACATATCTTTCAATGATATATTATCAGGATTAAGAATCAGTCTTGTCCATTACTCAATCGACTTTAAGATCATTCAACATATTTAATGACATAATCACATAAACATCATTCAACCTTTTCAAGAAGTTTTTTTAATCTTTCATTTTCTTTTTTCAAATCAGTAAGATAATTGCCATATCCATTGGTTACGTGTCTACAAGATTCATTCAAACAAATAAAATCTGCTGTTTCCCACAGAACTCCCAAAATTTGAAATTCTTTAGATTGCATGTTCTTTTTAGAAAATTTGTGCATCATTTCTGAAGGAGCAGATACTTCCATTAATACCATTGCATTGGTAGAACCACCACATTTTTCACAATTAAACATTATTCAACTCCAAAATGTTCTTTAATCTTTTCGCCTAACCATTCTCCGTGATAATCATTCTCAACCATTACAGATATACATTCTTGAATAATAAGGTTAGTGAATCTTTCGGAAAATGCAAATGGAATGTACATTCTATCTAAATCGCCATATCTGTCTAACTGATCATCAAAACATTCAGTAATAGCAGATATGGTAAGTTTTTTAATTCTTTCGTTCACGGTAAGTTCTTTAATTCTTTCGTTCATTCTTTAACCTATATCTATATGGAATTTCCTTATCAGACATTTTCTTTTCCTTTTCATAAGTCATATTGAATATGTCCTCTTTACAAAGATAATGCTCTCCTTTAACTCCTGTGATAATAAAATCTCCTTGGCTTACTTCACACCAACCTTCAAGAGTTTTTATTAACCCTTTCCCTTTATAGGAGTTTAAGCAGGTCGCCAATCCTGCATCAGTTGGATCAGAATATATTCGGTATCCTTCATCATACGCTTCGTGATAGTCAAGTACAGCATTGTGATCTCCGAACGAGAACCATTGAACTGCGTCGATTTCTATAGGTTTCTTTATATATTTCATAATATTACTCGAAAAAAGGGGAATTTATTCCCAAAGAAAACAAATTTGCTTGTTCATTTGTTTTCCAAATTTCTAACACAAGACTATTGTAAACGAACTCGCAGAAAAAGTCAAGTAGGAGCATCAACCTCAATTGCCCAATGTACTACTTTCCAATCGCCTAAACAATCTTCAAAAGTATAATTCTCGTCTACGTGGGCTTTTCCAAATTTAGCACACATCTTTTCATACCAAAACGGAAAATAATCTCTACGAATATCTTCTTCCGATAAAACCTCTACGATATCAGTATTATTACTTTCATCAAACCAATTTATTTGAAAATACCGCATCTAATTTCCTTCAGTATCTATTGGTAAGTTGATTGCGAATATTACTCTCAAGAGTGAACATCTGATTCTGAAACATAGAGTTAATTGCCTTAACAAGACACGTTCCAATACCTTCTTGGACAGTATTATGAATGATTTCATTTATTTCGCTTTCGTGTTCATAGATATATTGCTTGATGATTTCATCAACATTTGGTTGAAGCAATTCCTGAATCATCTGATGGATCAACGGCGGTGTGATTTGTTTATTGTTATTATAATGTCCGGTGATGGTAACTTTCTCAGTGAAGAAAACTTCTTCTAGTCCACGATCAATTATCTTCTTTAGGTCATCGTCTGAAAGAAGATCACCTATAGACTCACGAATCCGAGTCTTTAATTTTTCTTCAAAAGTTTCATTAGTTTGAATTTCATTGCTCATTGTCATTCATCTTCCTCATAATTATCATCATATTCAAAAATGTAATTTTTATCTACATATATGTAGAGGTCTCGCGTACTATTAATAGTACGTTTAGAGGTCTCGCGTACTATTAATAGTACGAATTGTAGACCATCTACACCAACTCATTTCTCAAACCACCGTATTTTTGAATTGGTTTTTTCGTATTCTTCTACGATTTGGTCAAGAGTCCATACTTCAGTCGTCTCAAACGTATCTAACCATTTTGAAAAAGTATACCAATCTTCTCCTCTCATAACTGGTAAACTTAATTCTTCACCATAGGGATAATCAGTGCCTCTAATATCAATTCTACCACCAAACCAATACACTTTTATCTTTTCGTAAGTATATTCATCACCTTTTTTTAAGTGTGGGAATACAATAGAATCGCGTTCAAGAATTTTAGTAACAGTTTCTGTGAATCCATTATTTCTGAACCAATCCATAGAAAGCGGACCCATCATATTTGTACTATAAGTTATCATTCAATACCAAAAGTTTCTTTGATGTCATCACGAATAGATTTCAGGGCATCATAGGTCCATTCACACGCCATTTCTCCTGCTGCACTATTGCCGCAAGGTATTCTATAGGTTTCAATCTTATCTATACATTCCTGTACGACAAGGTCGGTGAATTTTTCTAATTCTGAATCATACTGTGTGCTCCAATCAATAACGGCATCTTGCGGTTTCCATTCCTCGTCCCGCCAGAAAATGAAACCTGCCTTTTCTGCTAATTCTCTAGCTTTAGGATTCATTTTACCACCTTTATTTGATAACCTAACAAAGATTCAATCTCTGCTACTGTTAATTCTTTTACTTTAGTGGTCTTCTTGAGAAATTCTTCTTCTGTATATTCTACACCATTCAAATACCAACAGCGAGTACCATCAGAATATTCAATAGCGGGGCCATCTTCCCGATGAAGATCGCCATTCAAGTACCAATAACGACTGCCTTCATATGATTCAACAGCAGGACCATCTTCTCGATGACACTTGCCATTCAAATACCAAGAACGAGTACCATCAGCATGTTCAAAAGCAGGACCATCTATCCGATGACGCTTGCCATTCAAATACCAAGCACTAAGACCATTTGCATATTCAATAGCAGGACCATCTTCTCGGTGGTATTTGCCATTCAAATACCAACCACGGTCGCCATTATCAAAGACTTTTACAGTGTATTCAATCATTTTACCACCTTTATCTGATAACCCAATAATGCTTCAATCTCTGCTACTGTTAATTCTTTAGCTTTAAGGGTTTTCTTGTTGAATTCTTTTTCTGTATATTCTTCGTCGTTCAGATACCAACGACGAGTACCATTAGTAAATTCCATAGCAGGACCATCTTCTCGGTGAAGTTTGCCATTCAAATACCACCAACGACTACCATTTGAATATTCAATAGCGGGACCATCTTCTCGATGCCGCTTGTCATTCAGATACCACCAACGATCACCATTATCAAAGACTTTTACTGTATATTCAATCATTTGACCACCTTTACTGGATACCCTAATAACTCTTCGATTTCTGCTATTGTAAGTTCTTTTGCTTTGAAAGCCAACTTGAGAAATTCTTCTTCTGTATATTCTTCATCATTCAGATACCAATAACGATCACCATTTGCATATTCAATAGCAGGTCCATCTATCCGATGACGCCTGCCATTCAAATACCAACAACGAGTGCCATCAATATACTCACAAGCAGGACCATCTTCTCTATGGAGATTGCCATTCAAATACCAACAACGACTACCATCAATGTACTCACAAGCAGGACCATCTTCTCGGTGACGATTGCCATTCAAGTACCAATAACGACTACCATCAGCATCTTCAATAGCGGGTCCATCTTCACGATGTCGCTTGTCATTCAGCCACCAATAACGAGTGCGATTGTCATCAACTTTTACTGTATATTCTATCACTTTACCACCTTTACTGCATAGCCCAACAAAGATTCAATTTCTGCTACTGTTAGTTCTTTTACTTTAGTGGTCTTCTTGATGAATTCTTCTTCAGTATATTCTTCATCATTCAACCACCACTCACGAGTGCCATTAGTAAATTCACAAGCGGGACCATCTTCCCGATGGAGATTGCCATTCAAATACCAACAACGAGAACCATTGGCATATTCAATAGCAGCGCCATCTTCTCTATGCAATTGACCATTTAAATACCAATAACGATTACCATTATCATTGACTTTTACCGTGTATTCGATCACTTCACCACCTTTCATAATATTACTCGAAAAAGGGGGAATTTATCCCCCTTAATGAATTACTTTAGATTCAACATTGGGATAGAACTTGATCCCATAGTTGTTTGAGGTAGTTTGCCATCCCATCCCCTTGCAATTTCATATTGAACTAATTGAGGACTAGTATTCAACGCTTTAGATTTAGCTTCGATAGCAGTTGCTTCAGCCTCGCCCTTAATTCGTACAGATTCTGCCTCTGCCCTTGCTACTGCTAGTTTAGATTCTGCTTCACCCTTTGCTTCTTCAATTTTCTTTTGTGCTTCCGCTTTCGCAGTTTGAATTTCGTTTTCTCTCAATAGTGCCTTTTGAGTTGCTTCTACCTTAGCGTTAATAGCAGCCCTAACAGAATCAGGCAATCTCAATTCACCAATCCAGTAAATTTGAGAGATAGTGAACAATTCCTTATTTTGTTCTCGTACAATATTTTCAACTTCCTTCATCAATTCCGCCTTGCCTTCGCCATATACATATTCAATTGATTTTGTCGAAGCAACAGAAACCAGAGCATCTCTTACTTGATTTCTAATGAAAGTATCTGTAATTTCGTCAATACCTCTTCGATAGGTTTGAAAGATATTAGCAACCTTATCAGGAAGAACAGCATAAGAAATACCAATATCAGCATTGACCGTTAATCCTTCCTTTGTTTGGAAAGAAAACGATTCCTTTTCGTTCCAAGTATAATTTTGTAGATATGTAGGGAACTTATAAAGTTCTTCGCCAAATCCAATGTAATATCTACCAACTGGTAATACTTGTTCGCTTACACCTTTATCCGTTCCATAAAGATCAATCTTTACACCAACCGATCCAGCAGGAACTGAGGAGCAGTTCGACAGAAGAAGAATACCAATAACAACAAAAACGCCAATAACAAACTTAATCATTTTTCACCTTTTTCTTTAAAATAAACCCAAGCAACAAAAACAACGTGTCCTACAACAAGGAGAAACGCCCAAGTCATACCTAAAACAACATTAATAGTATTAGCAGAAGAAATCAAATCTGGTAGAGTGACCCTAAATGAGAAAAAATCTACCAACAAAATCAAAATACTAATGCCAAACCAACGCACAAACTTTTCAAAATTCATCTTATTTCTCCTTTATCAAAAATTTGTTTGAGATCGCCTTAAAGGAAATGCTAGGGTTTTGAATACATTTAAATACCAATCCTTCTCGTTCAGTAATACTATTCAATTCAGATTTACCTTCGGCATATTTCAACAAGGACTCAATAGAATCAGATATGCCAACTTGTTCAAGAACTGGAACGTGTTTTAATTCTAACGACTCACACAAATGCAATCTCTCAATAGAATTATAGTATTCTTGCTTATCAATATCATAGACATCAAAAACATAGAAATCCTGCCCAGAAATCTTGTATGGATTGCCTTGAATCGAAGTTCCAATAACTTCTCCTTGAATAGCAATATTCTTTCCAAGTAACTTCAATTTAGATTCCAAATCATACTTCTGACACATTTTCCAGAAAGTGTTATCATCATTTGGTTTCAGATCCAAATTTCTTGAGCAGACACCGAAATCTCCATCATTATAATAGATGGTACAAGACGATCCGTCCAGCTTTTCTGAAACTTCAAAATCATATTCTTTGAAAGATTCAAATTCGTCAACTAGATTTTGAATCCGAGGTTGATCGGTCTTACGAATGAAAGACGGAAACAATCCTTTTATTTCACCAGCAAGACAAGCAGGAATGGGTGGTTCGTATTTAATAATACCTAGAGGATAAGAAACATCCAATCATTCAAATAACATACTATCTACATTATCTAACAGACTTAACGGAAGTAGAAGACCTTGGGATAGAGTACCTCTCAAGCGAACGGTACGCAATCTTTCTCCCTTGATTCCCTCGTATTCTCTTGGTTCATTACCTTTTGATAAGAAGGGAGCAATCTCAGTAGGAATAAAACTATCTATCTCGCAATAGATAACAAGATCACCGACGGCATATTTACCCACAGAATCTACAACATTCCAACCTTGGATTTTATAAGAACAAATCCTATCAGCACCCTCAATAGGAACAACGTCAAGAACTTTTTGAATCGAAGCAAGTTTTCTCATTTTAGTCTCCACTTTTTTAACTACAAGACTATTGTAACTGAAGTTTAGAAAAAAGTCAAGCGGTCATATTGCTGAATCTCAGCGCCTTCTGCCCAAGCGTGGATAGGGTCTGCATGTTTGGGTATTGTCATTATTCTCTCTCAATTCTAATTTTCTTTCTTAACTCTAATGAAAAATTATACCCAGATTTTGGCGAGAAATCCTTTTCAAACATTTCCCCAAGTTTTCTCATAGCATCTAAAGCAAGTTCTTCTGATTCAAAATCTTCTAGGATAAACCTATAGCGTTCGTTATTTCGCAACAACACATTATATGGATCAACCTCAAAATAATATTCAGTATGAATTTTCATTATTCCACTTCCCATTCTTTAATAATAAATTGACCAGAATCATTTTTCTTTTCTTCTGGTAATTCATCGATATACTTTTGGGCTTTTTCTCTCGAATCAAAGACTCTATCATAAAAATCTTCAACAGAAAAATCTACATATACTACAACATATACTTTCATTCTACATCCTGTTCTTCAATGACAAAAGCATTCCAATCTTTAAAAAATTCTGGCATTTCGTCGATACATCTCTGAGCTTTTTCCCTTGAATCAAAAACGCCATAGACGCAATCCTCGTCCTCTATCCACTCCTCATAAACTACGGCATAGACTTTCATTGGTCATCGCCAAAATAATCAAACTCCATTTTTAATCTTTTCGTTCATTTTTCAATACAAAAATGCTGTATAATCTCATCATCTGTTAGTTCGACTGCTTCCATTTCTAAAAATAGAGAAACGTCGTTACCAATAAAGCGTTCTTGGCCAACTTCTGAATACTTTTTGGCGGAATAGAGCATACCTGCTCTAAACGCTTCTGCCACAATCAATTCAGCAATCTCAAAATATTCTTCTTCTGGAAGAATGCCAGTATCGTCACAAATCTTTTTTACAATATTAACGAGTTCGCTGTTCATTGGTCAACTCCAAAACGTAGTTTGATTTCTTCAGCAAATCCACGACCAACGAGGTCAATCATCCCTTTTCCTGCTGTGGCATTACTACACACACCAGCACATTCCTCAATAATCAATTCAGCAAATCTTTTAAATTCCGGCATGTCCCAGTGACCAACACCGAACATATCAGGAAGATAACCTGCTTGTTTAGCAAGTTCTTTAATCTTTTCTTGATTCATCTTTTACTTCCCAACACCAATGTACAGCAATTTTTCGTTCATTTTTGAACCCTCGGAATATCCTCTATTTCGTTTTTTCTGTTAGTTCGTCGAACACCTCGGATGCAAGAAGATTTACTCTCCTGACAATGTCCTCGTAGGATTGCATATTCCCTTTTGGGAGACTGGTCCAGTTACGAATAACCCACAATGCGTGAAGAGCAGGATCTTTCGGTGGTTTGAACTCTGACATTTTGTACCTCGATTCCAACAGTTAAGTAGAAATATATTCTACTACAAAAAAAGAAAAAAGTCAAGGGGAACGGACACTAATCCATACTCCAATCCCAATGTACAACAATGAAATCATTTAAACAGTCCTCAAAACAGTAATGCGAATGTCTTCTTCGGATACAGTGGAAATCCATCCAGATTCACCATCAAATTCGTCGAAGGAATAATATCTCATTAGGTATTCTAAGTCAATCCCATTCCAGTAGCATCATATAATTGAGCGTAAATGGGAGAAGCATATACATCATTCTGATTGAATACATTGAAGAATTCTTGTGCTTCTTCCATTGTATCAAAAAAGAATAAACCTCCATTAAGATATTCATCTTTATCAATTTTTGGTTTCAATGATTCCAAAACAGACTCCCCGATATATGAATCATTGTCATCAAAAGTTAATCCATTATTAATGTAAACAGCAGGTTTGCCTTTTTGAGCAACTGCTAGAGAATTGATAGCATTCCAATCAACGTATTCCGGTTTCATCTTTGTCTCCACGTTTTTTGAACCACAAGACTATTTTACTACAATTTCAGAAAAAGTCAAGTCAAAGAGAACTAACAAACTGACCAATATGGACTTCGTATTCCCTCGATTTCGGTATTTTGTTAAAATATTTTTGCGCTTCCTCAAGCGTCAAAAAATACTCTAACACCTGTTCAATTTTTTGACCACGCCAAAGTTTGTATACACAATATTCCATCTTTGTCTCCACGTTTTTTGAACCACAAGACTATTGTAACTGATCTTCAGAAAAAGTCAAGCGTCCCATATTACTTGAGCAGTTGCTTCGTGAGTTTTCTTTTTCTTGGTATCAAAGTAGACAACTTTTCTTAGAACAGCGGTATGCCCACAACCATCATCAAAATCTTCGTAATAGTATTCAACGACTTTATTTGGTGATCGAGCATAGAAAGGTAAACAGGGTTCAATAGTGTGTTCAATAACGGTATCTGCAAATTTTAGATTATTCATTATTTAAGTATCTATTTTCGTTGTATTGACGCAAATCATACAACAACTGATCAGAAAAAGGTTTTTCAAAAGGTTCTAGATAGGAAAGAACCTTCTTTACCTTACGCCAAAGAATATGACGATCAAGCGATCCAATATGAGGAACCTTGGTTTCAAACGTCTCCCCATGCATATCAAGACTGCCATCCTCGCGTCGAGGGAAGATAGTGGTATTATATCCGTCTAAAAAACATCCCCCATTGGCAACCCATAAACAAACGTGTGTTTCTTTATGAACTATATTATAAGGTTTTCCTTGTTCACCGTAGAAATTACCATGACGCCAATCTTCTGGATTATCTAACATCTTCCAGATTTCATAACACACTGGCGATAGAATTTTCTCAATCATTTTTAAACTCCTTCAATTCTGCCCAAGAGAAGACAACATTGGCTATGTCTTTACGCTTAGATTCACCGAATACCAATTTTCTTATCTTTCCGAGAAAAGTGTTATTTCTCACGTAGGTTACGATCAAAGATGATGTTATTTCTTCCATATCCTCTTCTGAAATATATCCCTTTTCGTGCAACATTAACGCCGTTCTGTGGGCTATGTTGGTGCAATGTTCCTGATACTCAAGTCCTGTGAGCGTCAATGTAATAAATTCATTGCTCATTTTTAATCACCATACAAATTATTAACATAACGCTTTACTTGATCCTCAACTCTATCTCCCCAGAAATCGTAATGGTTACGAAAGAAATCAATTAATGATGATTCAATGTTATCCTTAATAGGATAATCATATTCTTCTGATTCTTTTCCTTCAAGGAGTTCCAGTGTCTTCTCCCTCCATTCTTCTAAGGTTTCGCAAATATGAAATTCTACGTCATCGTAAATCTCATTTGGGCTAATAACGCCTTTCGCAATTGCTTCAAGGCGATAAGCCTCTCTATGGAATGGATCAATCCAATGATATCCAATACTTTCTCTTTCATTGACAGATTCTAATTGATAGATGAACTTCGTATCGGTATCAAATATAGCCAATGCATGTATAGGACCATTACCAGAATCAACTTCATCTGATTCAATATATCTAGTATTCTTTCCAAAACAATTCCAATAGTATTTCTCACCAGACGTTACCCTATAACCGATAAAATCCAAAAACTCTTCAAGAAACATAATTTACTCCTTACTATCCTGCTGCATCGACAATGTTTTCATTATTTGCCGCAATGATTTTCTCGGCAAATTCTACTATATCATTCATACGCTCTGCAACGCTGTCATGCCCGTATGCGTGACCACGATCATATGCTTCGGAATAACAAATATCAAAGACTTTACTAGGAATACCGAACTCTTTACGCATTTCAGAAATCCAGTAATCTACTACCTTTTGTTCATTTTCGTAATATAGTTTTAGTTTTTCTTCATATATTTCTTTGTTTACTTCTGACCTTTCAACATTTTCGGAAAATGTGAGGGCGTCGTTACGATTCTCGAATGTCTGACATTCACCATTCTTATAGGCATACCAAACGTATTCTTTTGCTGGATATTTGGGGAAAGAACTTACGGCATTTTCGCATTCTTTATAAGTGAGCATTTTTATCACCAAGAGCTATTATAATAAACATCCATACCATCTTTAATCGCTTCCAATGCTTCCTCGACGAATTTCAAATCTCTGTCACTGCCGTATTCTTCGCCGTAGTAATTGTAATCCCCACCGAAGAAAAACCCAAAAGTCCTAGTTAGAGTTTTATTCTTGATAGCTGTTCTGAGATTCTTCAAATCTTCTTCAGTTAGTTTAACAGTGTTACCATTGAAATCAGGGTCTTTACCACCTTTTGCGCGATAGAGTTCATCCATCCAACCGTGAAGATAATTGTTCTTACGCCAATACCAACCCTCTTCGACGTATTCTTCTTTTTCCGGAAGATAAAAATCAACCTCAACTCCTTCTGGAATCAGACCTTTCCCAACCTTGTAAGCATACATATCAAGACCCATTTTTTTCTCCGGTAAATTTCAACAACAAGACTATCATACCTGATCAGGCGAAAAAGTCAAGCGTAGATTTTATTTTCATCTTCCGGTAGGGATTCAAGGATTGATGGAATTTCTTCTATTGCTAATGGAGTAAGATTCCACAAATCCATTCCAACATTTAATTGTTGACGATTTCCTTTCCATTTACTGTGGAGGTGTCCAAATAGGTTTATCGATCCGTAATGTGATTTGTTCCATGCTCTTAATGGATAATGACACATAACATAGTGTTTACCATTAATCTTATGATCTAACAAATCAAATACCCTACCATCAAAACAATCAATAAAATCTTGATGCTTTGTTAAATGTACATCGTGATTTCCAGATACGAGACAAAGTTTACCATTAAGGCGTCCTAGGAAATCTACAGTTTCTTTAAGTTTTCCAAAAGAAACATCTCCAAGAATAAAAATTTCATCGTTCTTAGAAACTTTAGAATTCCAACGCTCAACAATGGTATCATTCATCAATTCTACTGAAGAAAATTGACGAGCATCAGGTTCATATTCTAATATTTTTTTATGAAACGCATGAATGTCGCTTGTAAAGAATATGCTCATAGTACCTCGAATAATTCTGAAATATCGTATTGAAATCTTTGCTTCATTTTTTCTACAGTTTCTTCTGGAACATTATGGATTGATCCAAAATTGTTCTGACAAAGAATTACAGTTGGAATGATATTATACTTCTTAGCAAGTTCAAAATAAGGTTTTAGTTCTTTCTTGGTTGTGAAGGTATTGGATACAACTACCATTTCACCTTCAGCTAACACTCTATCAGTTTGTTCTTGACACCACTTATGAGCTTGTCTAAGTTTTGAAGCATCAAAATTATAATTACCATCCGAATCTATAAAATACATATCTGCTTCAAAATGTTCAGAAAAAGGATATGCAAAACTCATATCGCCAGCAAGTGTACTTTTGGACGAACCTGGCAATCCTCGAATTAAAATCATTCTTTTAGTCAAGATAGTTCTCCAAAAAAGTACGAGTAAAGTTTAATCGAGATTGTTCATCCATTTCAGAAAATACTTCTCTGTTTTCTTTAATATGTCCGACCAAGGGATAGTATTCTTCATCAATCTTACTCAAGTCACCATTTAACAAAGAATCAATATTTTGCTTACGAGCAAACAATTTGTTAATCAAGTAATATGGAGATTTTAATTTAAACGATTCCCCATCTTTTGTGTATGCAACATAACCTTCATGTTTTACCTTCTTAACTCTTTCCTTTAATTCGCCTAGAGTAGTATAAGTTGGAACTGGAACATTCCACAATCCCAACATATAATATTCACGATCAAATTCAGAACTACAATACCAATCCAATCCATAGTCAACCATCTGAGAAATTGACGTGGAATGGGATATTTTATCATTATAACCATTATCTCTTTGACCCAAGAAATACACTCCTTCTTTTTCTGGAATAATATGAGGATCAGAAGAATGACAAATTTCAAACATAAAAGTAGTATTATGAATGAAATTCTTCTCAGGAATTGCTTTTAATATCATTTCCCTTGCTAACTTAGCATAATCAGAATCCAAAGATCCAGTAGTTGCAACTACAACACCATCTTTATACTTTGATGCCGTTGCCATAAATCCATTATACTTCTTGATTGCTAAGACCTTTTCATCATCAGATAATACTGGAGAGTTCTTTTCTATTCCGTAATTATAGATTTTATCGAAAGGATGAACAATAATGTTGAAATCTTTATCTACTACCAGACCACGACACTTTTCAAGATAACGATTCCAAAGCCCATCAAAAAAGACTTTTCTTTTATATTTTAATACAAATAAATCAGTATAGGATTCAGATTTTTTCATCTGAACAAGATTAGAATTGTTTTCTACATATTCTTTGAGTTGTGACTGTAACATATTTACGCTCCTTAAACAGAAAGTAAATCATACTACAGTCTTGAGAAAAAGTCAAGTCCAGAGGGATCTACGCAGACGAATAAGTTTTATCAACATTTCTTCATCTTCTTGAAAATAATCCTCCTCGATTTTATTCATAAGATCATGAATCCTTCTGGTTTCTAATTTTTCTTCTTCGGTTTCTGGTGTACACATATAATCCCAAAGGCTATCGCCGCTATTGGTTTTTGTTTCGTAACGGGCGTTCCACCCAGAAACTTCATAAGGGTCGGGTCTATTAGGTCTGGTGAATTTCCACCAATGGTAGAGTTCAGAGATTTCTTGAGCTTTCAGAGATTGTTCAGTAGGTTGACCATATTCTGGATCATCTTTACTTAATCCCCAAGATTCGTCTTTGATAAGAGTAGTTTCCCAATCAAGATAATCTAGACCAGATTGAGCATTTCTCCAAGTTCTGCTCTTAAACCAACCTTTTGAATGCCAAGGCGCATTATATTTTACTGCAGAAGCTTCATCGCAAATGATATTTTTCCATGCAACTTCCACCTCGACAAAATTCACAAGCTCATCAAATAAACAATGAAGAATTCTTTCATCTAGTTCGTGCCATTCACCTTTTTTCAAATTGGACGTGAGTTGATGAGTTTTGGTTACAAATCTATTAACTAACCAATATTTCACAGAATAGAGTTTATCAATAGGATACATAATAAAGTCTTGAATCTTATCAAGAGCAGTTTCAGCAAGCCAATATCGAAATGGATGTTTCGTTTTAGCAGTTTGCTTCCAATCTCGCCATTCTTTAGAAGTTCCGCATTCTGGTTGAGGAGTACCTCTTACCCAATTAGCGAATTTCCCGTTTGACCAATATCTGTTTCTCATATTATTCCGGTTTCATATAAACAAAATTACATAACATCATACAAGACCTATCAATCTTGACAACGCAATTAGATTTCTCTATCGAGAGTATTTTACCTTTAAAAGAGTTATAACAAATAACTCTCATTCCTACTTTAAATTCCATTATTTCTTAGAATAATTTGAATATGGACTTAGAACAGAAAGCAGAAAGAACGCTGCGGCAATATTCTCAAAATCATATTCAATATTTAATTGAAATAATGTATTAATAGACCAAATAAATCCACAAGGTATAATTATAATATATACAGCAAGTAAAATACCAAAAACGCAAAGACCAAGTTTCATATCACACCATTATAAAAGAAAAGTATCACACTGACGACCTTTGGGAAGATTTTTATGATGAGGGCAATTTTCTCTGTATATACAACCAGCAACAAGAGAAAATATCAATACAAAAAATAACGCTCTCATATATTACCACGTAATAGAAACATAATCTTCACCTTGACGGATTAGATAATATTTGACATTAAATCCTTGATCCTTGATAACTTTCTCTACCTTTTGCCAATCCGAAGAATTGCTTCTAGGTCCAAGCAACCAAATATAAGGACTATAACTTTCTTTGGTACATCTATAATTATCAATAATAAATTCTTTCTTACCATCTAATGCTGCATCTCTGATATCTTCAAATACATATCGGAGTTGCTCGTCAATATTATTAAAAATTGCTCGTTTTGTTAGTTCTTTCGCCTTTTCAGCTGTTATCATTATTATTCCTCATATTTCGCCATAGGTTGAATTATTAGATAATTTTCAGTTAAGAAAAAATTACCATAAGGTTGCCAACCTTCTTTGATATACTTATTTACGTCATCTTGCAATTCTGCAAAATTTTCAACCATAATAATTTTATATTCAACAATTTTAGACATATTACCTCACGCAATCATAGGTCCATCATTAGTTTCTTCAATTTCTTCTTTACCTTCATTAACCAAAGTTCCACCAATTTCTTCTGTAATAATATAAATCTTATTACCATCTTTGATTATATTATTGATAGGATAATGATTAAAAGATGTATAAACCAATACTTCGTATTCTTTATTGTTATTGGAATCATTGAAAATATTTTTCAAATCTTGGGAATTTAGAATCATATCTTTTCCATTACCTTAGTTCTTAGATATTCTATCAAAGTATCTGATAACTCATCGATACTTTCGAGAGGCAAAGTAGTTTTCCACTTATCTTGAGTTGCTGAAGGATTCTTAGCAGAACTCAACGTAGAATAAAAGTTAATATCTACATAATCAGGAATTGACGAATCTTTTATTTCAAAATAAAGATTATAGTTATTACCAGTTCCATCAACAGTTGTGTTCAGTAAAGTATTTAATTCTTTATTCATTATCAGTTACCTTTCTATATTCAATACAAGTAACTTGATCAACATTATTATTGTCAAGTATCAAAGATTTAGTACAATTCCATTCAGATTTTATAATAATATAACTGTTATCGTTAATCAACAAAAAAGCAACAAAAAGAGAAATGAAAAAACAAGCAATCGTAATAACAATAGTCTTAGCCATATCCATACTTACCTCGATATAATCACAGCATTTGCTTTTTCAAAAGAAAGACCTTCTTTTCCATAGGAAATATCAAAGGCATCTCCATGTTTTCCATAATACCATTCATCGTAAACATTTAAATAAATTTCTTTTTCAGATACACCAATATCTTCAGTATATCCACCTTCATATCCATTAACAACAACTATCGCTTCAGGATCAAATCCTGATAATACTACAATCAACTCTTTTACATTCATACTTTTCTTCCTGCGTGTTGGATTTCAGAAGGCAATAATACTTGATAATTTCCTTTATTGTAGGCTAGTGCAACAGGATATTTCTTAGAAACTTCTTTCTTATATTCTTCGTTTGGTTTTGTAGCGATATGATCCGAAGTAACCGAAACAATATTTCGGTGGTCGGTCGCCCAGTTTGGAATATCAAGAGATTTCAGCTTTTTCTTTTCTTTTTTTACCTGTAAATGTTTAAAACCCTTGCCGTACAGGTAAAAAAGGTATTCTTCAGGAGTTAGTTTAGGTTCACCAATTCGCTTTTGGTTTTTATTGAATACCACCAGACTTTCTAGATCTTTTTTTGTCAATTTCATATTAAAAAATCTCACAAAATTCAACTACAAAAGTATTATACCGTAAGAGCGGTACAAAGTAAAGTCATCGACAACCTAAAAGTTTCTTGACTCTTGTATTGATATCATTATAGATTTGGCGCTGATCTTTTGTTAATGAAATTGAATCATCAAGCCAATCCAAATCCCTTTTAATTTGATATAATTCATCATATATTTGTTCTAGAGTAAATTGCGAAACTTTATCTATCAAATACTTTTCCATAATGAACCTACTTCTGTATACAGACAGATTTTTCTACCATATCAATCTTAGAGATTTCCGATATAGCAAATTGACATTTATTAAGAGAACTAAATTCTTGGAATAGAATTTGCTTTTGACCATACCCCAGAGATAATACTAGCATCAATACAAACATATCAACCTCTATGTTGTTTCAACAATCGTAAATTCAAAACGAAATTTTCTACTGTTAGCGTTGTTATAGCTGATAATAGAATCAATCTCTCATTATCCGTACCTTTTGTGGCGTTAAATTTCTCATAAATTTCGCTAGCCATTAATTTAAAAGCATCAGATTCAGATATAGACAAATCAGCAAAATCTATAGGATATTCGTTAGAAGATTCTTTGGCCAATTCTGCTATGATATCAACACAATCTATATCTCTCATCAGGAGAATTCCCAATCTTCTGGATAATCAACCTGATGAACAAATTGAAACTTTTGTTCATCAGACCAAGAAGTTAAATAGGAGTTTTCCTTATCAAACAACTCTAGATATTCTTCATCAGAAATTCTTCTGGAAGAGACAATAGTTTCCCCAAGATGTAATTGAGAAAACTCCTGCTGAACCTCTTCCATAGAAACAGTATCTAAAGCGTGTTCTTCATTCTTACATTCCACAACGTAGTTCATTCGAAACTGCGAAATAGCAGTCACAATATATTTTGGCATAATACAACTCCTAATATTCCAATCGCTTTCTCAAAATAACAGAATCCGCCTTAATTTCATAAACTAAAACATCTCCTAGATGTAAATCTAACTCTTCACAAATCTCTTCAGGAATCTCTATTATAGCATAGCCCTCAAAATCATATTCGACTTTTCTTGTATAAATTTTATTCATTTTCTTTCAATATTTTCTGAACGTCTTTGTAGCATTTCCCACAATTACAGCAAAGTTGTAATTTATGGAATTCTCTGACAGACTTAATCTTATTACACTTAATAAGACTTCTCATTTTGGATTCATTTAGATTAGAACAAACGCAAATAATCATAAACGACTATTCAGAATATCCCATACTTTCTTGATAACTTTCGAACTCTTGATCTGAAACTCTACAAACATCACCATCTTCATCAACATATAAAACGCCTGCGTCCTCAAGAGAATATATGGCATTATCCCAACCTTTTTTCAAACCCCTATTATAGACATAATATCCATAAACCCCACCAGCAACACAAAGAGCAATAAAAAACTTAATTTCTTCCCAACTAATTTCTATTGTAACCATATTAGTCTCCTGGTTTATAAACTTCCTTAATATTTATTGTAGGTTGCTTATTGTATTGTTTACGAAAATGTTTAATGATATATTCTAATACCGGAAAATCCACACCAACAGATTTACAAATATAATAATCGTCAAACCCTGCTTGGACCAGTTGATCAACATCGTCAGAAATTGGCTTTAGAATTCCCATATTACCTCAATTTTGAAATTTCTAGTTTAACGTCTTCGATTGAAATATTATCAGTAGATACGGAATGTTCCGCATCAAGAATCATTTCTACCTTCGTTACTGTAGATTGTTTACCAATTTGGTAAGCAACCCAAGAATTAGCAAATATAAAAACTAACAGTAAAAAACCTTTCAATAAAGAATCAGTTTGTTGCATATTTTGCTCCTGTATATTGGGCTTTGATAGATCTTTCTATCGGATTAGAAGGAATTCCATCTCTATGAGCCGATTCTACAGCAACTTTAGCATGATCTTCAGAGATAAACCATCCAATGAAAAGGTTATCTACCATTGCTTTATACTTATCGCCATAAAGAACGATAGACCCAAGAATTCTACCGGCAGGGTCGTGATAATATCCGTTGGTCCAAGAATCCATAAACGTCTCCGATTATTGTAAGAAATATTATTATAAACTTGGAATGTGAAAAAGTAAAGTCGGATTTTCGTTGGAAGTCTAGGGTAATCCGCAACCTAGTTCACACATCCCAAGGCGCGAGAGGTGTGGTTATAATAAACTATTTATTCTTTTAATAGTATCTTTCCAGGATAGGTGATGAATACCAATTCCACCCATACTGTTCCAATTATCAATAGTAGATTTGGTATCATCTATCAAAATTCTTCCCGGTTTTGAATAATAATGCTTATACTTTTTTCCTGGAACGAATACCGGATGAAATGGTACATTATATTTCTTCAACCAAAACCCTTTTTGTGCTGACAATTCTTTTATGTATTCTTCTTTTGCGGTCGAAGTAAGAATACAAATAGGAATCTTGTGTTGTTTATGGACACCCTTTAGATACTCCAAGCCTTCTTTAAAATCCGGCATAGGTTCTAGAACAGCAAATTGTTTGTTTTCAATAAAATCATGAAATCGCTTTTTATGAAGTTTTTTACGTTTTGTATTAGAAGGATTATAATCTTCTTCCGGGTCCGCTTTATAGAGTTGAGCGTATCTTTTCTTGAAATCAGAAAGTACGCCATCTTGGTCAACAAAAATTTCACTTATCATTTTTGAGTAATTTTGATATTTTAAATAGATTTAATTCTGCGTAACTTAATTTCGATCTAAGTTCGCCATTAATAACAGTTCCACGGGAATCAAGAACTTGAGTTATTTGTTTGAGCAGACATTCCGTAAGAATTATCATTTCTTCTTTTTCAAAGGATTTCATATATTCACACGTAAAAAAGGAGGGATATTTGGTAATAAGGAATCCCTCCTGAACCTCACCTAACTCAAGCGGCTAGGGCAAATTTTGAATCATTTGCAATTATTGTATTTACTTCTTTGACCGGGATATCCCAATCCTAACGACTTCAGTATTGCCGAGCGCATATAAACTATTTACTACCACGTCGAAACTGATCTTCCCCATCAAAAGCATACTATTCATTAGCTCTTACTAGATATAAACTTGATCAGTTATTATATCGTTCGCTTTCTCGGTTATAGTAACCTTCCTAGTATGCTTTTGGTGGAGAAGGCGGGAATCGCACCCGCGTCCGCAATAACTTTCGTTTATATGTTTACGCTGTTATAAACTTTCAACAATTAAACCAAACAAATATGCGACGGACCCAATCATACCAAGAAAAAATATCAAAAGAATAGTTAATAATACATTTTTTGTTAAATCTTCTAGCATAATTGAGTCCCCGCAATAGTTTATATTAAACTATTTATATCAATTACCTTTTCGGAAGGCTCTATCAACTTTTGCTTCAAGTTCGCTCAGGCGAGCATCTTGAGTCGCATTCTTTTCAGCCATTGCAGTATGATCCGCTTCAACCGCACGCATATGATCTGTGAGTTGCTCTTGAACCGAAGGAGTAGTCGCCTTTGCTGCACAACCTACAAACATACCCATACTTAGCATTAGAATTACAAACTTCATAATATTACCTCATTTACAGCTTAACAAAACATCACCATTATTGGTGAATTTGGGTTGGAGTATCGTCTCGTGTTTAAGATCAATATTGATCTCCTATCCTCCGATTTAATCTTGCTCCGCAACGACAAGAATTCTAAGCGAATCTTTTGATAGGATGGCATTTCCCCTTGACGATTAGGGTTTGCGGTTTCTTTCCCTCACACTCCAATAATCTTAATGAATCCATTCTTCTCTTACAAATTCTACTGTTCCTCTTTGAATCAGTTCGTTTAAAATATCCAACTTCTCGTATTCTTCAAGCGCATTACTTTCTAATAATTGCCTAAGTTCTTTATCCGAAAGATTCTTGTATCCTATCATTATTATTTTCCAATATATTACCAAACAATGTATGTAATTTATTTATAGAATTCTCTGAAACTAACCAGACATACCTTATATTAGAAGAATACTCCAGAAAATCCCATGCATCTTTGAATTCTTGAAATTCTCCAATATATTCAACGTCGTTCATAGGAGTCAAAACATAATACTTTTTCATGTGAAGAATATAAATTTAACACAAGCTGCAATGATTACGATTCTATATATCAATTCTATAATAGCATCAAATAAATGCCCATAGAATTCGTAATCACTCATTCTCATGTTTAGGTTTCATTGGAAGTTTTAATCCATGTTGAGCAAAATCCATAAAAGATTGTAAATCTGTTACATTATATTCAACACCATCTACTGAACAATTCGGAACACTACCATCATTAAAAAAACAAGGAAGCTCGTACAAATACCAAGTGAGCCATCCGTATAAATCTTCTCCAAGAAGTTTGGTCAGGAGGAATTGGTTTTGGAAATAAAGAGAATCGGTATACTTATTTTCGTTTATAAACTCGCACAAAGAAGTATCGACTTCTCTTAAAGAAGACAGATATTTTTCTGATTCCTTGTGATAATTTTCAATATTAGTTACAATTTCTTTAAAATCTTCAAGATAAACTGTCATAATACTCTCCTATAAATCCCTATCTTTCATTGCAGAATGAATAAAAACGCAAGCAAGTATCAAAGCAATTACATATATCGCTATGCCAAATTGGATTAAAGTAACCAAGATAACACCATATAAAACAATAAACCGCCAATAACAAGCCACTGACCCCAAACAAAAGTACCAATTTCCTCTCTAATTTCGCCAGAGTTAATTGCTACAAAAATACAAACGAAAAAAATTAGAAACCACATAACAATTCTCAAAAATCAAAACATTCCTTAGGAATAAAGGCGTAATATTTGTTGGTAATTTCGTCGTCGAAAATCTTTACCTTTTCTGCAAAAAGAGATCCGTTGTTTAAAATGATATTTCTACGGCGGCAGAAAATTTCTGTTCTCAACCTACTCGCTTTCTTACCACCCTCATAGAACTTACGATAAGCATATTTTCGCATTTGGGTTTGAATATCCTTCTTTGGATTAAAGGTTACTATATCGAAAATTTCATATCGTGTACCACTAGTACCGGGAGTGGAATTTTGACCATGAAGAACAATAAACTTACACATAACATCCTCTTATCGTTGATTAGAATTATATTCTACCGTTGAAAATTAAAAAAGTAAAGTCCAACCAGATTTATGATCGCAATTCTTCACCCAAATATCTCTCCCTTTTGTATTACAAACAACAAATCCCTCGCGCTCAAACTTTCTCGTCCTTTCTTCTCCGAAATAATAAAAAATAAAAAATGTAATAATCAAGAGAATGTAAAACCTTACGAGGAATTTATCTTTCATACCTACTCTCCATAAAGAAGCATATAAACGTCCGAAGCAACGTCATGTTTAGGGTTATGTTTCCAAACGAGATTTTCAAAATCAAACCCTGGAATTTTACAATATCCTCCTCGAGAAGTTTCTTTAAGAATATCTATTGCAGTCCTAAAGTCCCGCCAAGAAGAATACCTAAACAAAGGTTCCTCTTTTAAAGAATATTTACAAAGGTGATCGCTAATGTATTGGTCAAAAGAACCTCTGATAAAAACAACACTTTCAGAATTGTTTGTTTTATCTTTTATGTAGGATTTAAGAACATCTATCCCTTCTTTAGCAGACAAATCAGAATCAGAAGGTTTGAATGAAATATCTCTAGTCAATTTTGGAACTTTGGTATTCCACCAATCCATGGTATCTTTGGATACTGTTCTTTTATATTTCTGAATTTGTTCTTTGACGTCAAACTTTACAAGCAAAGTATTTTCTACCAGGTCTTCATAAGAATATTTCTCGGTTTCATCAAACCAAAGTATTGCCGCAGATAATACTACGGCAGTTTCTCTGGTATCCAAAGTTTCAATGTCGAACGCAAAAATAATACACCCCCAAAATAATTATATATAAAACAAAAAAGGACTTTTCAATAACAATTTGATTCATAATTATCCTCAAGAAATGAAGTCAATGAATTTTTTCAGGAATATTCTGGTATTCACTCTATTACTCATAACTTTATGAAACTCTTTTGACATAGTTGTAACAGTTTTACTATCAAAACCATCTGATAATGATTCTTCTTTATTCAATAGATTACCCTTAACAAAATAGAATTTATCAAACTCAGACGGAACTTCAATACAATTATCTCTATTAAATTCCCTAACTTTTGATGCTCCATCTGCACCAAAACCAAAATAAGAATAAACATTACGTTTTAGTTCTTTGGCGCTTGCTAACCTAAAGGCAAACATTCTAAAGTTAGAAATTTGTTTTGTAAACTTAACACAAGCATTAGTTTCTTGAATTCTGTTTCTCGGTTTAATCAACAAGGTTTCTTTAGTTTGTTTGTCTCTAAAATAGATATTTAAAAATTCTGTTTCTATTGTATAATTGCGAGCATATCCATTCTGATTAACATAAAAACAAATACCATGAGATTCGCCATCTGTAAGGTAAATACTATTTACAATCTGTACTTTAGTCCTAGTTTGGAACTCTTCAACAACTTTCTTTGATAGAAAAATAGAATGATTCAATGGAGTATTACCAAGACTAAACCATTCTGGAGGATATACCTTTGGACCATGCGCACCTTCATAATGACCAAAACTGTATCCATCAAAATTCAAAAGACAATTACTAGCATATACAAATTCTGAATTAGACATTCTGGAAGAAAATACATTATACAACATTACTGGTTGCAAAATCAGTTCTTTTTCTTTGAATTTTTTATTCCTATTTGGATAATTAGTAGAAAACGCATACACTTCAAATGGAATATTTTGTTTTCTACAAAATATAAGCATAGTCAGCAATTGCTTAATGGTATCTTTCATCCAATCAACCATTGAACCAGACCAATCCAAAAAGAATACAAGTCCGTGACTTTGAGACTTTGGAATTGAAGTAGACCGTTTAAAGATATCTTCTGAAATCTTATATGAATACAATTTATTAAGATGAATATCTCCTGTTTTGGATACTTTTGCTTTCTTTCTGCCTTTGGCGTTCTTTTTAAGATTAAATTCTTTAATCAAATAAGACACTACAGTAGAATTTTCAACTTTAAACTTATTATACGCCGTTTGATCTAATACAAACGGCATTTGTTTTCTATTATACCAGTCGCTATAATAAGCTGTAGAGAAATAATTAGAAAGTTTTTTATACAAGACTTTATAATCTTCTACATATTCTGATATTTTAATATCAGGAATATCTACATATACAGAATCTTTACTAGATTCAGAATATAATTCCTCTTTTCTAATTTCTGCTTCTTCTTGAGTAAATGATTTTAGGTTACTCTGAATAAATTCTTCCAAAGAGCCTAATTCATCACCACCAATAGAATTAGGTAATGTGCTATTATAGTTTCCAGAATCACTAGATTCTGAGTCTTGTTCACCCTCTTCTGTTTCTCCAGATAGCGGGGCGATATTGTTAGTTATGGAATCAAAAGGTTCATAATCACCATAAGAAGGTTTGTTTTCACCCAAACCGTCTGATTCTTCTTCATATCTTTTTTCTAATTGTTCTTTAATATAATTTTGAATTTCCAAAGAAACATTAATAGTTTCTTCAAAGGTTTCTGTAGTTTCTACTTTATTCAGAAGGACTTTTTCTTCATCGTTGAATTCGATAAAAGAAAGGAATCCAATTTTACAGTAAAGGTTGATTTTATCAATCAAATTGAGCGAAGACAAGTCGTCTACTTTAGACAAACCAAAGAAATCAGAATTGGATAATTCTTTATATGCACGATAATAAATTGAACGCAAACCAGGATATTTCCGTTTAACCAACCTTTCAATACGACTATCTTCTACAACATTAACGATTGTATGATTTAAAGATTTTTTTCTACAAATTTCAACCCAATCAACAGGCGAATTGATACTATGACCAACCTCATGCGACAACATCAGGTCAAGGCAGTCTGTAGACAGGTCATCCTTAAACTTAGGCACAACAAGAAGTCTATTTTTGGTATCAAAAAACGCGCTTCTAACGCCAGACCTCTGCTCAACAAGTAGGTTCTCTTCAGACATCAAGCGAGCAAGGTTGGATTTGGATTCTGTAAGGTTCATAATCTTCCTCAAATTTACGTTACGAAATAATCATAGCTCACAACAAGAAAAAAGTAAAGTGAAAAATAAAGCTTTACTTTTTATTTTTTTAAAAATAGAATGAGTATGTACCCCGGTTGAACTATAGAATTTAGATAAATATTCTATTTTAGAAGTTCTTATAAATGTTAACTTATTCCATTCGTCATATTGATTTGAGCGATCAAGCATTTGTTGATGAATTTATTGCTTCTTTACATAAGGAGTTTTTTCGTTCTGATATTTTCGAAGCATCTACGCCTTTATCAATTCCTAATCATTATCATTTAGATCATGAGAGCAGGTTTATTCTAGAAGGAAATGCAACATTTATAATTGATGGTAATGTTTTTAATTGTTCTCCGGGAGATTATATTCAAATAGGACCAAAAGTGATCCATAAGTTTGAATATGACGGGGAATCTCCATTGAAGGTGATCAGATTTTTTTCTGAAGGAAATGTTTGGGAATCTTATTACGTTTAGGAGAATAACATGTTACCCGTTTTAATTATCGCTACATCGGTAGTATTTCTCATATTAATGGGAATATTAATGTTAACATTTTTTATCCCGTTTGTCAATAATATACTAGAAGAATTATTTAAAGGCGAATTTGCAGTATCCGTAATTGAAATGTTTTTGGTTGTATTTATATTCTTGACAATTATATTTGGCGGATTTGCTTTGTTAGTTAGTTTATTATAAATAATTCTATTTGGAGAATAATGTCATGACAGAATTAAACAGATTAAAAAGTGCATTAGGCAGTAAAGAAAACCTCGACGAAATTTCTAATTCTGTTAAATCTTCTTATGTCAAAAAAGCGATCAATAAAAACATAGAAGATTCAGGAAATCTTATCAAGAAAGGTAAGGATATGTCTAATAAAGAATATGCTGATGCAAATCAAAAACTTGATAAAAGAGATAAGAATATTAAAAAGGTAATTTCAAAATTGAGTAAGCCAGTACAAGAATCCAAAGACCCAAAAGAATACGATTATGAGGGTGAAATGGCGAAGAATGATCTGCATATCATTACGATGCACGCAGAAAGAATTGCTGAACTGTTGGATGATAACACTAATATGCCAGAATGGGTTCAATCAAAACTAACTCTAGCAAAAGATTATATGCAGACCATTTCTGATTATCTTTGTGCAGAAATGAGAGAAGATATGGATGAGGCTTGCTGGAAAGGTTATGTGCAATTAGGTATGAAAGAAAAAGGTGGTAAAACGGTTCCAAATTGTATTCCTACAAGTAAGGTTCCAAGAAAAGCTAAGATTAAGTCTGAAGATGTAAGCGAATCGTCTGATAAAACGCTTGTAAAAAAACGTATGCCAAAATGGTAGTGTAGTTGATATTTTTTTAACAAAAAAAGCGGAGTAAATCCCCGCTTTACTTTTTTGAAGTCTTGCGCTAGACTATAGTCTCTATTAAATTTTTGAGATTTTTATCATGTTTACAGAAGCAGAAAAGTCGTTCGTTTCTATTATTGAATCCAAGTTCGGTAAAGATTATGTAATTTCTCGTAAAGAAATTGACGAACTTTATTCAGAAAACAAACCCAATGTTTCTTATCCTTATTGGTTAACCAAAGAACCGTATAAGGTTGCTTGGGGTAAGTTTAAAGTTCCTTCTACTGATGATATCGCCGAAGTTATTATGCCAAACCTAAATCCAGTAATTGAAAATGTAGTACCAATGAAAAAACAAGTTCATGAAATGAAAGATTCTACTTCTTTAATACCTCAAAAAGATCCCAATTTTGAAAAGTTCGGTTTCTATACAGACCTGAAGAATATTATTAAATCAAAAAAGTTCTTTCCTATCTTTATTTCTGGACTTTCTGGTATTGGGAAAACTTTCTTGGTTGAACAAATTTGTGCAGAACTAAAGCGTGAATGTGTTCGTGTAAATTTCTCTGTTGAAACTGATTCCGTAGACTTAATTGGCGGACCAAGTTTGGTTGATGGTAATATTGTTTATAATGATGGTCCCGTTATTGAATGTTTAGAAAACGGATATGTATTACTGCTTGACGAAATCGATCGTTCAAATCCAAATAATATTCTTATTTTGAATGGTATTCTTGAAGGTAGAGGATTTTATAATCCAAAAACCAAAAAGTTCATTCAAGCGAAAGAAGGTTTCAATGTAATTGTTACAGCCAACTCAAAAGGCTATGGAGACGAAACTGGTAAATTCTTATCTCAGATTCTTGATTCTGCTTTTCTTGAACGGTTCGTTATTACTCTGGAACAACCTTTTCCTACTGAAAAAGTAGAAACAAAAATTCTCTCACATCATTTAGAAGATTCTGACTTTATTGATAAGTTGGTACGTTGGGCGAATGTTATTCGTAAGACTTATCAGAACGGTGGTGTTGATGAAATTATTTCAACCAGACGTTTGGTACATATTGCAGAAACGTATAACATATTTAAGAATAAATTGAAGGCGATTGAACTGTGCTGTTCAAGGTATGAAACCCATGTCAAAGAAAGTTTTTTGGATCTGTATACAAAAATAGATTCTGGAGTGAGTTTTGACGCTGACGGTAATGTTGTTGGTGAAGAAAAAATTCACCCAATGCCAGATGATATAGCTTTTTAATTTGATTAAACCCCTCGGAATTATAAATACTTAAAAATTATATTTTCCGAGGAGTTTATGTTAAGATTTATTCAATACCTAGAAGAGAAAAAATCTTCTTATGAAGACAAAAAAGATACTGTAAATATAAGTGATATTAGGGGTAAAATGCACGAAAACCTAGTTCATCATATATTGAACGGTGGAAGTCATTCATCCCCTGGATATGAAGCAGAACATGATATATTAAGGCAACATATTTCTGATGAAGAATATGAGCACGCTAAAAAAAGAGCTGCTCATGCAGCAGAACATATTAAGAAACATATTATTCAACCACATTTAGATTCTGGTAGAAAACTTTCAAGTATTACTAGAACTTCAAAAGCCGGAGAAATAGGCGAACATCAATCAGACAACCCGTCTGATTTGTTATTAAATTTTGACGACGAGAAAGGCGAAAAATCTCGTCATGGATTAAGTTTGAAGGCGTCAGCTAAAAAAGGGAAACAGGTTCCAGTATCAAACCCTGGTTTGGGTACTTTGAAGAGGTATAGTGGTGTAGATTCTGGTTCGGATTACTCAGAGTTTCATAATAATTTACATAATGCTTATGGTATTTCTGGAAAAAGTCAAGCGGAAAAAGAAAAGCTAATGAAATCTCACCCACAGTATAAAGACATACAAAAGCGTGGTGGGGAATTTTTAAAAAGTTCTGTTTCTGCTCACGCCGAAGGATTGCAAAAACATTTTGACGAAAATCCAGAAAACAAAACACATTTTCTCAGAAAAGAAGTATTAAGGTTGAATGCTTCTCATCCAGTATCAATGGTTACTAGTGGTGGAGAAGGAGAGAATGTTGGTACGGAACATAAAGATTCTTCGCATTTTGATCATTTATTAGGCGATCATTCTAAAATATCGCACAGAGTTTCTGGTAATTCTATTATTTTTAATCATGCAGATCATGGCGATTTTGCTAAAATGCGGTTTAAGTATGCTTCTAGAGTAGGTTCTCCAATAAAAGGTTCTGGAGAAATTATCAAACCGAAAAAGAAGTTACCAAAAATGTAACAAATACTGAAAAAGGGATGAAGCCATCCCTTTTTTATTGTCTGGCGTAAAAAACCCTTTACTTTTTTTGAGTCTTGCGGTAAGATATATTTTCTGCCCTAAATTATCGAGAGTTATATATGAAATATAAGAAAGTAATTTGTGATGGTGAAGAACTAAATGATTATTATGTTAGTGAATCTGGAGATTTTCTTTCTAAGAAAAGAGGAACTTTAAAACCACTTAAAGTAAATTTTACTGAAGATAAATATAACCCATACCCTAAGATTGGTTTGTCAATTAATGGAAAAAGTAAAACTAAGTCGGTGCATAGATTAGTTTGTGAAACTTGGAAAACCCCTCCTATACCGGAAGAATTACAGTCTGTAGATTGGGATAGTATTTCAGAAACAGATAGAAATATTTTGTTAAGGTTTGTCTCTCACGCAGAGAGATACCAAGTAAACCACATAGACCACGACATTATGAATTTTAATATTAACAATTTGGAATGGGTATCAACAAAAGAAAATCAGAATAAGTATCAAATTCATAAAGCTTCGCGTTTATAATTATTGAAATATCTCAGTGAGATTTATATTATGAAATTTTTTCGTACTTCAGTAGTTCCAGTAATTTGGCGTAAAACTGTAACTGATAAACTTATTCCGAATTTATATTCGGGTTTATCTTTGGACGTTAAGTATTGCCCTTCTTGTAAACAATATCACCCTAAAGTGGATTTCTATTTTGAAAGTAGGTCGAAGAAAAAGTTTCCAGAACAATTGAGGAGTATTTGTATTCGTTGTTTTGATAAACCTAAACCTTCTAATGTTGAATCTTCTTCACTTACCCTTGAAGACTTTTGGTGATCCATTTGACCTTCCATTGACGCACGGATTGAATCTTGTGCCGGTGGTACCGATTATAACTTACCATATTATCGACATTGCTCAATTATCTAAATTCGCTAGGGTACAAGACCTGGTAAATTCGGAGATAAAACGCATAAGTAATCGGGGAACTTTATGTTCCCCTTCTGAAAACGCATAAGTAATCGCATAAGTAATTTGAAAACGCATAAGTAATCGCATAAGTAATTTGGGTCATACGACCCCATATGGCTATTCTATTCGGGGATGTTTTTACATCCCCTTGTATGGTCATACGACCATCCCATAGCACCAACCCATAACATCTATCAGGAAGTTTATAAAAAGGAAGTTCACCCTCCAGCTTTACTTCCTGCTCTCTTGAGGTAGACTATCCCTACTGAAAGCAAAAACACCTGGAGCAAAAATCATGAACCTTACACCCGAACAGCGTATTGCCCTGACCCACCTGTACGTACAGCACAAGCTTGAGGTTCAGCAAGATTGGGCACCTAGTGAGCGTGATACACCCGAACAACTAGCAATTGATATCAATCACCGCCATCAGAATGAAAACAGCCCAAGATTCACCGACGAGCAATTCCTTTCAATGTTAAAGGAATATGGCGCTCCAGTATACGAACGGTTCACGGCAGCATAGGAAGTTTTTGACCATAGGAAATCACAGATTTCCGCTTTACTTCCTGATTCACTCCAAGTAGACTATCCCTATTGAACAAAAGGGCAATACCAGAAGCAACTGAGGTGATATATGTTTGATTATAATATTCTTTCTCCAAATCGTCGTGCGTTCGTTGACACTGCGCTGGAAGTTTTCCCAGATTTGTCTACCACCATCACTTCAAAGCAAATCGACCAGGTTGTAGCGGCAAAAGGTATCTCATACCCACAATGGTTTATTGTAGAATCTAACAGGGAATCCCGTGGAGTATATCATTTCCCTACCAAAGTAGAAGTTCAAACCATTACTGAAACTGATGAGGAAATCTCAATTCGTATTGCTGATACCTATGAATCTATGGAAGCGTTGGTATCTTCTGTGGCATCCAATACTGTAAACTCGTTGATTATCGCTGGTGCTGCTGGTATTGGAAAGTCACATACTGTCAATAAGGTATTGACTGACATCAATTATGGATCGGAATATAACTTCACCATCCATAAAGGATACTTGCGTGCAACTCACTTATTCCGTATGCTTTGGGAAAATCGTCATTCTGGTATGACAATCGTTATTGATGATTGTGATGCTATATTTTCTGACGAAACTGCCTTAAATATTTTGAAAGCCGCATTGGAATTAAAGCCTGTCCGTAGGATTGGTTGGGGATCAGAAAAGGAATTTCTTGATGAAGACGGTGAAACTATTCCGCGATATTTTGATTATGAAGGATCAATTATATTCCTGACAAATCTACCTATCCGCGAATTAATCGCTTCTGGCAATAAGAATGCTCCTCATTTGTCAGCATTAGAATCCCGTTCGTTAGTATTGGATATGAAGATCAAAACTCGCAGAGAATATTTGATCAAAATCAAACAAACTGTTAACGCTGGTATGTTGCGCGATAAAGGTTTCTCCAAGGCTGAAGAAACCCAAATCATGGATTATATTGAACAGCACAAGGAATCTTTTACTGAACTTTCATTAAGAATGGTAGAAAAGGTATCTGCGTTGTTCAAGGCAAATCCTTCTAATTGGGAAAAACTTGTTCGGGCAGTTTGTATGAAATAAATACAAATTGTTTCTATGGGGAATCTTTTGATTCCCCTTTTTCTGGAGGTGTCATGTTTGTATCTATTAACAATATCAATTATTTCGTAATCCCCGATAACAAATCTCCAATTGAAATCTTCTATGAAGTCTTCAATAGAATGTCAGTCCAATCAATCTCTCCAGACCAAAAGCGTTCCATTATAAACCAAATCAGTGAACAATTACAAAATGAACAATTACAGAATAACGTATACCGATCTGTTTGAAGGTACATTCACTTCTAATGTATATGCTTCAACAGAAAGCTCTGCATTAAGTATATTATTCAATGACTTAGGTTTCGTCACAATTCATAATATAGAAATGTTATGACAAGGTTATTCGCTGCTGTATTGGTACTAGGTTCTTGTTGGAATCCTCATATCACCATCAATGTGCTGGAGAAAATGGTATATGGTATCAATGGATTCTACTCCACCATGATACTTGCTGCAGAGGAATCTGCAAGGAAGCAGAGGTAGGAAGTTCAGGCTTTACTTCCTACCAGATTGAGGTATCCTATCCTTGTAGTCAGAAAAAACCAACTGGAGAATGAAAATGGCGAATATGTCCTACTGCAGATTTCAAAACACTTCTAATGATCTTCTGGATTGCGTCAATACAATGCAGGACGAGGAAACTCTTCAGGACCTGGATTTGAGCGAGGAAGAATTGCGAGCAATGGTGCGCATGGTTAAGTTGTGCGGAAGGTTTGTTGAGGAGTACGAACGCCTGCAAAGTGCAGAAGTGTATGAGGAAGAGGAGTAACCTTTACTTCCTGAACGAATCAGGTATCCTATAGTTGTAGTCAACAATATCTGGAGATTGATGATGAACGAAATTCAAGACCTTTTGATTCGACTCTGGCATCGCGAAATCAGCGCAGATGATGTAGCAGATGAACTTTGCTACAATGGACCTCAAGTTGATGAGTTCGAAGAAACCTTGCGGAAGGTTTGGAGGCGCGAAATCAGCGCCGACGATGGTTACGATGCCCTGCTTGAAGTCGAACCAAACCTTTAGACTTTACTTCCTGTCTGATTGTAGTATCCTATCCTTGTAGTCAACAATATCTGGAGAACAACCATGAGCATTTCACTTTTCAAAACCCGCGAATTCACCAACAAACTTCTTGAAGCAGTTGATGAGGGGTACATTGATCCGCGTGATGCGCTTACTGCTGCCCTATCGTATATGTCAGAAGCAGAAGTCAAGGATATGTGCGCTGTCAATGAATTCTTTGCTTATGAGGAAGACGAGGAGGAAGAGGATGAAAGCGATCCCCTGGACGATTTCAACTATGTAGGATCCCGGCATCATTATTGATAGGAAGTCAGAGACTTTACTTCCTGTCTGATTGTAGTATCCTATCCTTGTAGTCAATAACTGGAGAACGAAAATGGACAAGGTTGAGCTTCGCAATCAATTGACGGCTGATATTGAACAGTTTCTTGCTAATGGAGGAGTAGTTGTAACTCAAACAGCACAGAAAGTAAAGGTGCGTCATCCTGTTACTGGACATCAAAAACTATTCTTTGGTCCAAAAGCGCCGCATAGATACCCTGCCTCTTCTTGGTCTTTTATTGATATGAAGAAATAATATGAAAACCTTATTTGAACGCAAAGAAAATTGTCTGTTACTGATTGCTTATGCTTCATTAAAGAATTGGGAGGAATCAACTGATAAGGAGAATTTGTCTGCAGAGAAAGCCAGGATTGAACGTGTTATTGCCGATATCTTTACAAAGAACAAACTTGATGTAGATTATAATCAATTCGTTCTAGAGTTTGTAAAGGAACATGGTCGCGAGATTGTATATGGGAACGAATATACATATGACGTTTCTATCCCAGACGAATATACAGAATTGGATGTTAATGTGATGATTGACAAATATATTCGCAAGCAGAATGGCTCAAAGTATTGATAGGAAGATAAATAATGGATGCGATATATTCTATTCTTATTCTTATCTGGATGCTCCTTCCATGAATGTTCCCTGAATCCAGGATTGAATTCTTTATTGGCAAACCCAGCAAAGAAGGTAACAAGCGTTGATGTTGGAGAGGTGGTATCTGATCCGTTGCATAATGTGTCAGCAGTTTTAAAGTGTCCACTGTAGGAAGTCAATAACAAAACCACTTTACTTCCTATCCGATTGCGGTATCCTATCCTTGTAGTCAGACAAAACTGGAGAAAAACGATGACCGAATATAGCATTGGCGCTGCCACACGTGCGAACGATCCTTGCGCTTATAACGTCCAGGGTGTTACCATCACCGCTGAGGAACGCGAAGCATTGCTGGATGCTTACGTTGCCCAACAACTCGAGATCCAACGCAAGTGGGGTAATCGGGAGACTGCTGAGGAAATCCGCGCTAACCTTGAGTTCCCACACGGCAACCCTGCCAAACCGAAGTGGGATGACGAAACTCTTCTCCGCGAAATGGTTCAGTACGGACTCGAAGTCCTGTTGAAGTTTATGGACGAAAGGGGAACTCCTTTACTTCCTGCTTGAATGTAGTATCCTAGAGTTGTAGTCAGACAAAACTGGAGAACTGAAATGACAAAGAAACCTTCTGGATACATCATCTATCGCGGTCCTTCTCTTCTGGATGGCAAACCGATCGTTGTTGTAGCAATCACCAAGGAATCCAAGAACTCCAAGACTGGCAACATGATCCAGACCTACATCCTGGTTGACAACGGTGAAATGCCGGTTGCCAACTACCAGTCCCTTGCAGACGAATCTATCTGCGGTGAATGTAAGCATCGTCGTGGTAAGGGTGGTGCTTGCTACGTGAATGTTGGTCAGGGTCCAACGATTGTCACCAAAGGCATTGCTCGCGGAATCTATCCTTATGATCCTTCCGCTGCTGCCCGTGCTTGCGATAATCGCGCTGTTCGTCTTGGTACTTATGGCGATCCTGCTGCTGTTCCTGGGTATGTATGGGCAACTCTTCTATATGGTTCTAAATCCCACACGGGATATACCCATCAATGGAAGTCTGGCAAAGCCAACCACGTTCAGGAATGGTGTATGGCATCTGCTGACTCTGAGCAGGAACGTGCTGAAGCCAAGGCATTAGGCTGGCGCACCTTCCGCGTCCGTACTACTGAGGAAGACATTCTGAAGGGTGAATTCGTCTGCCCTGCTTCTGATGAGGGCAAGAAACGTATGCTTTGCGTTGATTGTACTGCTTGCTCTGGTGGGTTTAATGCTCGCAAAGGAGACCCTTGCATAATCGTGCACGGCACCCTCAAACGTCGTTTTCGCCTCGCGATTGCTTGATAAAATGTTGTAGGAGGTTAACTAAATCTAAATTGACTAAGTTTGTTTGATTCTTTTTTAATTAACATTTGAGGTGTATATGACTTATTCTGTAGTTCTTGATTCTTCTAATTCTTACCTTGTTCCTTCTGATAATGGTATGTCTTTCACCAATGCTTGTATGGAAGTCATTAATTATACAATTGAGGCTGGTTACGATATTCAGCAAGAATTGTTTGAGACTTTGCTAAGCGAAGGTGAAGATTCAAGAGACACGTTTGGTCTGATTAAAGCATAATAATCTCCCGAATACATATTTCTATTTCTATCCAAGGAAATAATATGTATTCAATCAAAGTCAACAATATGTTTGTGTCAAGGTATCTTTCTGCTTCTCAAAAGGTACAATTGACAACTGTAATGGATTACATCAAAATGTTCAAAACAGAGCAAGAGGCAATACAATTCAAGGATGAATTTTGTATACCAAAATACGGCATTGAGGTGGGAAGTGCAGAAGTTGTTACTGCTCCATAGCAGCTTTACTTCCTACCCAATTGCGGTATCCTATTCTTGTAGTCGCTAATTGAGAACAAAGATGACAAAACAAGATCTCATTGATGAACTGTACCTTCAGCGTGATTGCGCCGTTTCCATTGAGGAATGGCAACATCTTACCTTACAGATCATGCGACTGGAACAGGAAGTTGAACTGGAAAACAGCTTTACTTCCTAACTGATTGTAGTATCCTATAGTTGTAGTCAATTTTAACTGGAGAATGAAAATGGGTTATCGTTCTGAAATCGTTATCGCCATCGATCCTACTGTATATAACGAATGCCCTCCTGATGTAAAGGAAGCATTCGCGGAAATCTGGAGTGAACCTAGTCTTAATGAAGCAGAAAGGATTGTTTTTCATCACGATTGCATCAAATGGTATGATGTTTACCCTGTCGTTGCCACTATTGATAATTGGTTAAACTCGCTGGATGAAACTGAATATGGTTTGGTTGAATTGGGTGAAGACCTTGGTGATGTGAGAATGGAAGGTGAATATTGGACTTATGGGCTTGATTTCGTACGCAAGATTGACTTTTGAGGTATAACATGGGCAATTATCCAGACGTTGACGAACCAAACGAAGATTATGAAGATGAACCATATGATTATGATGACTCCATGGATGGGGAATTTGATTCAGCAATGACCTCAGTGGGGTGGGGTGAGGATGAATCATATAATCATTGGGCAGAGGAATTTTAAGCACTGAGTTCTCCATGGGCAGGGTGTTCCACTCCAGGGAAACGACTACACCACCCTGCCCACTTTACTTCCTGCTTGAATGTAGTATCCTATAGTTGTAGTCAAAACCAACAGGAGATCATCATGAAACTGTTCAAAGTCAATGCCAACTCAGAGTATACCTTCGTCAAAGAAGTGTTTTCCTTTGTGGGAGCAACCAATGCGGTATATGCTGATGACTTCAAAGGCTTCTGGCTCCTGGAAGCTGGAGACAAGAAATTTGTCTTCACCGCAGCAGTAGAGGATGAGTGGTTGGAAGTTCATCGGGACACTTTACTTCCGCGTCCATTCAGGTAGAATAAACCTATCAAAGCAACTAACAGGAGAACAAAAATGACCTCGATGTCTTATTGCATGATGGAGAACTCTTCTCTCGAAATGGCGCAGGTTGTAAACTACATGATCGAAGCAGACTCCTGGGAGGATATGGATTTCAATCAGTACGAAGAATCAGCAAAGTCTCATCTGTATGATCTGTGTAAGAAGTTTATCAAGCACTATGATCGCTTGGAAGAAAACGTCGAAGAGTTTGAATTGGAGACTTGACTTCCGTCCTCGTCCAGGTATAATAACTCTGTAGTCAACAAACAACTGGAGAAACGAACATGATGCAAGCAGGAACTTATTACATCGGCGATCTAGCATACGTGATGCACCCTGAGTGGGAAGAATTCTGTTCAATCACTATCGACGGACATGATTGCCTGGATGGAGAATTCAATCTCTCTGATGGTCGCCGATTCGCTACCTACGGAACTGCATACGGTGACGGATCTTATCAATCCAGCACCAATGATACGCTATACGTTGACGCTGGACTAATCGGTTGCATTCGCATCGAGGATATCAGCGAAGATCTTACCGAAGACCAGATCCGTGATCTTGGTATGATCCACAATTTTGAGAAGGCATTCCACACCTCTGGCGGTCGCGGAGAAGCAAACTGGGATGGCGTGATCAAGTTTGGCGAAGTATCTGTAGAGACCGATCCCTATGTGGAAGAAGAGGAAGACGAATATGATTACGAAGAAGATTATGACTATGATGGTCCAGCATAACTGAGTTCACGGCAACGGCGAATGCTCTCCAGGCAGAGGACTCGTTCCTCGTTCGACTACACCCTTCGCCGTTGCCACTTTACTTCCTGCTTGAATGTAGTATCCTATAGTTGTCAATTGGAGAACAACAATGGGTTACATCTTCTGCCTTGCTCTTATCTTCACTCTGAATCATCTTATCGTTGGTTCTGGGAAACGCTCCCCTCGCATCCCGAGGATTGTCAAATCTGGTCGGAAGTCTCATCACGGACTTCCGATTCTTTAGGACTTTACTTCCTCCCCCGCTGTAGTATCCTATACCTGTAGTCAACAATAACTGGAGAACAACAATGTATCCAACCCACAGAACTATATTCGGTCCATTCGTTTCTGACCTGAAGAAATACAACATCCCATACGTCTTGGTTGGGAAGAATGCTCATGGTCAAGGAATGTACGAAGTTCCGATTGATGTCATAGATATACTGAAAGACAAATGCCCTCTCTATGTTGTAGGGAAAGGTTGGGTTTGACTTAACAGGATAAAAAACCATGACCATAATTGATGACCTGATCAGTGTCACTACCTCCAACCAAGATGGTTGGGCTTTGGCCGATGCCTACGAATACGAGAGGTCAGGACACGTAAACTCAGACCTGCAGCCATACCTTGATTGGTGGTATGGAGACAGGGACGACCTTCCCACACCGAGCTTGGGTTCTTTGAAATACTTTGAAGAACTAACAAAGTCCGCGGAAGGCACTAAAACGAACGCTCTTTCAACAGGAGAACATCATGAAAAAAGTATATGATTTCTATGCTGATCCGGGACACGGTTGGCTCAAGGTTAAGTTAAGCGAATTAGTTAAACTCAATATCCTACATGAAATCAGCCAATATTCATATATCAGAAAAGATGATGTATATCTGGAAGAGGATTGTGATTTAAGTGTTTTCATGAAAGCAAAAGGTATTGATATTAAATTTAGAGAACATCATTCTAATAAAAGTTCTAAAATAAGAAATTATAATCGTCTGATGTTTGTATAAAAATTGTCTCGAAGTGCTTGACAAGGAGCAAAGATGCCCCTATGTGGTGGTACAGGATATTTCGGTCATCAAGCGCAGATCAATATCATTCTTTGACTTTACTTCCTTCCAATATATAGTATCCTATACCTGTAGTCAACAATAACTGGAGAAACGAAATGTCTTGGATCCTAGCCGTTGTATTCCTGAATGGTGAAGTTCTTGCAAATGACTTCAAAACCGAAGCAGAATGCACTCGCGAAATGCGACTGACCATCCGTGCAATGGAAGCAGAAGGTGAGAAGTTCACTGAAGTAACCTGCACTCCTGGTATCGTTATCAGCGCGATTGATGATGAAGAAGAAGAATGATCTACCCTGCCGAAGCATAATGGATGTTCTGGAGATTGTCAACAAGGAAGAAAGGAATGCGACTGCTGATAGAGGCTTTACTTCCTATCAGATTGTAGTATCCTATAGTTGTAGTCACTAACTGGAGAAACGAAATGAACGTATACGAAATGCTTGATACTCTCTCTGGTCTCGCTTTGGAAAAGTCCAAACAAAGAATGGGTGAACACAATTATGCATATGCCTTTGGAATGGTTGTTGCTGAACTCCAGACAGACCTTGACGAAATGGGGCTGACCAAGAAACAAATGAAAGTCCTTCATGATCGTATCGCCAAACTCCAATTACATGTAAACCAGGGGAGCAAATGATGGCATATTACAGCAATGATTTCTATACTAAAACCAATCCAAACTTTCAGGAGTTCATTACACAATTAGAGAATTTGTCGCGCAAGTTTGGTGTGGTAGTATACGGACACTTTGATCTTACAGACAACCCTGATGAGTTCAAGAATGTCGTGTATGACAGAGACATTAGTTCTAGCGATATCTGCGCAAGAGGTTACTGGAGCGAATAAATGCGATACACAAACGAAATTGTATACTTTTCATTTCTCTTAACAGTAACTGCATTTCTTTTCTTCGTATTACAATGAAATACTTTCTACTTCTAATCTCAATGGGAGCTTACTCTTATGTCTCAACGCAAGATTTCAACGACCAATCCCGTAGCAAAGAATATGAGCAAGTTCAATCAATCGAAAGTGTATCGCGATAAGAAAAAGGATTATCAACGAAAGGAGAAGTATTCTTACTCCACCTCTATTGTTCAAGAATCTTACAAGTTTCCCGATATATGAAAATCTTAGAATGGGTGGCAACTCTGGTGACAATCATAGGAGCATTCCTCACTGCATTTGATTATCACCCATTCAACCTCATATTCCTTAACCTTGGCAGTGTATTGTGGTTAACCTGGGCGATCCTGGATCATAAACTGTCTATTGCTCTAGTCAATGGGGTAATGCTCCTCATCTACATAGCAGGAATGCTTCACCCTTTACTTCCTACTCTCCTGTAGTATCCTATAGTTGTAGTCAAAACCAACTGGAGAAACGAAATGACGAAAATGACGCTTGAGGATTATGTAAATTACATGGCAAATGCCGATAACATGTCAGATCTCGAAGCTCAACTTCCTGGCGACGATTTTCATTCGCTGAAAAATGTGTATGCTCTTTGCGAAAAATTTTTAGACCATATGGATCGGTTGGATTATGCAGAAAAACACCCATGGGACTGGGACAAGGACGCTTGACTTTTTCTGAGATTGTAGTATCCTATAGTTGTAGTCAAAACCAACTGGAGAACGAAAATGAACAAACAAGAAGTTCGTGAGTCCTTGTCTCAATCGCTTGAACAATTCCTTGCTGCTGGTGGTACAATCACCACTCTTCCAACAAAGAAAGTCAGAACCAAGAACACTGTGTCTTGTCGTTATCGTCGAGGGGTTGGCTCCAAGTCTGAACAATTCAAGGGTGCTGAACCACAACCTCTTCATTCCTGGTGCGTTTGGTCTCCCGATAGATTGAACAACGTCAACTATCGTCCAATGTACTTCAGCAAGAAGCACTAATAAAGGAGAACAATCATGGCTATCATCACTGTACACTTCGCTCCACTCTCAATGCGTCGCACTCTCTGCACCTCAGAGGCAGTAGAGAAGTTGGTCCAAGACACCTTTGGAGAATATACCTCACATGAACCATTCTACTCTCCATTGATTGGAGAGGAAGCAGCAGAGGATGTATTCGACCTATCAAACAATCCGTCGCGAGAATTTGATCGCAAATTCGTCTTCAAAGACGCTCGCACAGTCAATGTTGGAGACGTCGTTGAGGTAGACTACATGGGTGTACCATCATTCTTCCTTTGTAAAGGAATTGGTTGGGCGAAGTTGGACTTTACTTCCTGAAGAGTTGCGGTATCCTATAGTTGTAGTCAAAACCAACCTGAGAACAACTATGACCAAACAAGCCCTCAAAAGGCTCCTCAATAGCAACCTCGAAGTTAAGTTGTACAATGGTTGCTTCAACGTAGTCACTGCTAAAGCGGAATTCTCCCGTTACTCTTGGGAACTCCGAGTCGAAGTGACCAATCAAGCACTTGCCTGGCAGTGTGGTGATAAGAGCGAAGTATCTCTTTGGTTGTGGCAAGGTAGCAGCGGCGTTCGAGTTGATCTTCCCGCAGAACTCAATGAACTTGTTGAGCAAATGAAGAAGGCTGGTCAAATGACTGATGAAGCTGCTCTCGAGCTATCTCGAAGCAACGCCAGACTCTTTGAAGAAGCAATGACCGAACTTGGTATGCGCTAATTTACTTCCTGACGAATTGCGGTATCCTAGAGTTGTAGTCAAAACAAAAATGTAGAGGCGGAAATGTTAGACGAAACTTATATAGAAGCAATCAAAACCGTTAGCAAACCAGATTTTTCTGTCAGCATAGATCATAAGTTCTCCTATGACCTTGACAAGGACATAGGAGAACTACTGTGGACAATTATCGCAGATAACACTGATGAATTTAGCCTTGTCGCATTCCCAACCAAGGAGGAAGCTCTCGCATTCTGCGAAGAATGTGGTTGGAAGATTACCAGTGTGTCTCAGGATCGCACCCATTACTATCAGGAATGGTTTTTTGGAAAATGAAAAAGCCGCTGACTTTACTTCCTTCCAGATTGTAGTATCCTATAGTTGTAGTCAAAACCAACTCGAGAATGAAAATGACTTATGAAGTATATACTTGGAAGCTATCAGCGGATACTGATCCGGTATTAGTAGAACGGAAGAAGTTTACCAAATTTTTTGATGCTTGTGATTATCGGGAGTTGATGGAAGAAAAAGGGTATGAATGTCATTTGTTCGATAATGAATCATTGAAAAATCTATATAAGAAGTAAATATTATGAAAGTTTATGCTGTCTTCTACGTTGAATACATCGAACCCACAATGGATTGTTTCAATCACCTCGAGAAAATCTTTGATTCTGAAACAAAGGCAAAAGAGTATGTGGAACGCAAAGGTGGTGACTACATAATGAAAGAAATCACTGTAGAATAGGAAAACAAAAATGAAAGTCTTCATCGTAACAAAACAAGGATATGAAGAAACATTACTCCTTGGAGTATTTGCAACAAAAGAATTAGCACAAGAACATATTGATTGGTGCTGCGAAGTATTTGATCACAAATCCCACTATGATATCGTTGAAGAAACTGTAATAGGAATATAATGAAACAGAAATTTGTTGTTAATTGTTTCTACCGCGAATGCTTTGGTCCGCATACTGTATTCGAATTTGACACTATGGAAGAAGCCCTTGAATGCGAGATGCAGGAGGATCGCTCGACGAATAACTGGGATAGCGTCCAACTTGATGTTGTTGACGTAGAATGCGGAGACTAAAATGAAAGTTTATCTGGTAAAGTATTTCGAAAGCGGTGAACCCGAAATTATGGGTGTATATGCTTCAAAAGAATTAGCAGAAACCTATATTGATTTTCGTATGAATGATATGTTATTCTGGAAATCATTTGAAGAAAGGGAAGCAGAGAAAAAGTTTTTACGTCCTGATTTTTCAATCACTGAAATGGAATTGATATCAGAGTAACAGTTGAGGAGGAACTGAAATGAAATTCACTAATCTATAGAGAATGAAAATGGCAGAAGTAACAAGAAATCGGTTAGGCAACGTAACCAACCCATATCAAGGTGACTTCAAGAAAGTCCTTTGTGTATGCAGTGCTGGGCTACTCAGATCACCAACGGCAGCTTGGGTATTATCGCGTGACCCTTGGAACTTCAATACCAGAGCAGTGGGTTACAGCGAAGAATATGCGTTGGTGGTTCTTGATGCTGTACAACTTGCTTGGGCAGATGAGGTAGTTGTGTTTGACAAAAGTCACCATAAAGCAGTCAAAAGATTACTTGAAGAGCATGGGTGGGAAAAGCCAGTTCACAACTTAAACGTACCCGATGAGTTCAGTTACCGTGAACAACCACTGGTAGATATGCTAACCGAGCGATTCAAGGAGCTTTATCCACCGAACAAACTATCACAATGATGTACCTTCTACTCCAAGAAACAACCAAATGGGACTTTCCAAGTAACATATACGTCGTAACCGAAAACAAACAACGCTGCGTTGGTTACTTCAAAAATGGATACGACATACCAGATATGTTCAAAAAACCAGTGTCGTTTGATACCAGATATAGAACGTTCAAAACTCTAGGGAAAATAGAAGGGTAATGGCTGAATGATGTATGTTGTAAGGTGGTAATGCACCCCCCCACCCCCTTTCGTAGATTGCTTAGCAAATTTCTCCAAAGAGATCTTCTTGTGCGGGTTCCCATATGCCAACTAGCTGCGAGATAGATTAACGAAGATATTTGAGTTGCGAGATAGATTAACGAAGATATTTGAGTTGCGAGATAGATTAACGAAGATATTTGGACACCCCCCTTTTTACAGTGATTGAAAATTATTCATCAATCGCAAAAATTTTTTCGCGAGGAGAAATACACGAAAAACCTTTGATTTTTCTATCGGAAGTCAAAGACTTCCTATTGCGAAAAGGGTTGATACATTTTAGAGATTTCTTTGAGAATCTTTTGGAGAATCTTTTGGAGAATCTTTTGGAGAATCTTTTGGAGAATCTTTTGGAGAATCTTTTAGAGATTTCTTTGAGAATCTTTTGGAGATTTCTTTGAGAATCTTTTAGAGAATCTTTTAGAGATTTCTTGGAGAATCTTTTGGAGAATCTTTTAGAGATTTCTTTGAGAATCTTTTGGAATAGGTTTATATGCGAGAGCCGAGAACCGCGAGATCTTAAAGAGAAAAAGAATTAAAAATATTTTAAGAAAATCAGAAAATTGGTATAAATTTTATATAAATAGGGTTATGAATAAATTACTCACATCATTTATACCCCGTTTAGTGTCATTAGAATGGCATATGGATTATTGCGCGAAAAATATTGATCGCAATCAATCCAGGGAAAGAGGGTTTTTTGATTAGTTTGTAGTTTAACAAAAGAATTCAAAAAACCCGGAATCGAAAGAAACCGGGTTTTTTATTGGGGGTGAAAAACTTCCTATTGGGAAAGGCTTTACTTTCCTAGACTATGAGGTAGAATATCTTATAGTTCGCTCTTTAACAAAAAGGATAAATTGATTCGGGATCGTCTAATTGGTAGGACACCAGCCTTTGAAGTTGTGAATCGTGGTTCGAGTCCACGTCCCGAAACCAAATTTTATGGTGGTTATGATGTAATGGTAGCACCCCTCTCTGTGAAAGAGGAAGCACGGGGTCAGAACCCGTTGCTCACCCCAAAGCATCTGTGACAGTGATGGTTCATGTACCGGACTGAAAATCCGAGGATGTTGGTTCGATTCCAACCGGATGCACCAATTTAGGTCTAACCGAAAGGCGACCTTTGATACATAACCTTGTTGGCATTATGCCTAAGCAATAACAAGTGTCCTAAAACGACCGGCGAGCGTTCACTGTATCAAGAATTTTAGTCGGGTAACTCAGAGGCAGAGTGACGCATTTACACTGCGTAAGTCGAGATATCGTAATTCTCCCCGACTACCATTTATGCCCCTGTAGTGTAATGAATAGCACGCAATGCTACGGACATTGTAGAGAGGGTTTGAATCCTTCTGGGGGTGCATATTTTATGGAGGGTTATCTAGCCGGGGATGCTAGCACTGCCTTGAAAGCAGTTGGAACCGAAAGGTCAGGGGATCAATACCACCAACCCTCCGCAGTTTTAATTCCTTATAAATATTTCCTTTATGAGGAGTCATATATGTTTAAACCAACTTATCTTTATGTTAAGACCCATAATAAAACAGGGTTGAAGTATTTTGGAAAAACCGTTTCGAAAGATCCGCAAAAATATCAAGGTTCTGGAAGTTATTGGAAAAAACATATTAAAAAACACGGTTACGATGTAACTACGGAAATAATTGGGCTCTTTAATGATGAAAAAGAATGTAAAAAAGTTTCTACGAAGTTTAGTTCAGAAAACGATATTGTTAAATCTAAAAAATGGGCAAATCTAAAAGAAGAAACATTAGATGGCGGTTGGGACCATATAGGTAAAGATCATTTTACGCATCAATATCCGCATTTAAAAGATATGAATTCAAAACTTTTAGAAAAAAGAAAAAGCGATGAAAATTTTGATGCGGAATATAAAAAAGCAATATCAAGAGGGATAAACAATAAATCTGAAGAAGAAAGACGAGATTGGAATAAAAAAATATACGAGAGTAAAGTAAAGAATAATTCTTTTAGTGCAGATCATCTACAATCGCAAGAAGTTATACAAAAACGAAATACAACATTTAAATTGATTGGACACCAAAAGGGCGAAAAAAATTCTCAATATGGAACTTGTTGGGTTTGGTGTGAAAAAGAAGGTAATAAAAAAATAAAGAAAGAATTATTACAAGAATACTTGAATAAAGGTTGGGAAAAGAAATATATTCCAGGATATAACAAATAGAAGATAATATCAGATGGTTCTGATACCTGCTTGGAAAGCAGTGTGATCCGAAAGGGTTGCAGTTCAATTCTGCTGTCTTCTGCCAAATTTATATTTAAATAAATAAATATTTATTTTTACGGAACAAATAAATGAAAACGTATAAAGAGTTTATAGAAAATATTTTTGAATCCAAAAATAGTATTCCAGTTGATAAAGGAGTTCTCCACACTAGAGATAGTTTATCTAATAAAGTACAAAAATTTGCCCCGGAAACCACCGACGATGAAAAATGGAACAAAGTTAAAGCAATAGAACATTTGAGAAAAGGGAATATGTTAACAGCAAAATATTATTTACATAAAATTGGAATCAAAGATAAAATTTGACTTTACTTTTTGTAAAAACGTAGTAAGATATAAAAATAGTCAATGGAAAGTGAACCAGTCGGGGTGCTGGGACTACCTGCTAAGTAGATCGTACCTGCCAAGGTATTTGGATCGAGACCAACGCTTTCCGAAATTTAACAGCGATGTGGTGGAATGCATACACGTTAGTCTTAGAAACTAATGCCTTCGGGATTGAGAGTTCAAGTCTCTCCATCGCTACCAATTTATTGCTCCTATAGTAGAAATGGTAGAACACATTCTTGGTAAGAATGAGGCGCAGGATCGTAACCTGCTAGGAGCTAAAAATTTAATGTGCGCGTGACCGAATGATTAGGTAGTTGGCTGCAACCCTTCTTATGCAGGTTTGAGTCCTGTCGCGCACTCCAAGTTATCTGGATGTAGCTCAGTTTGGTCAGAGTTCTCGGTTTGGAACCGAGTTGTCGCAGGTTCGAATCCTGCCATCCAGACCAATTTTAAATCTGAAGAAGATAGCACAACCGATAGACCTTGAAGGTTAGTGTATAAGCAGTGGGTGGGGTCAATAAATACCACCTTGATCGTGGTTCTCGTATGAGATAGGATAAAATCCTCTGGCGACGATCCTCAAAAAAGTGCTTTACTTTTTAAATTAAGTAAGTATAATAGTTCTATAGTTTGGAACTGCTCTTTAAAAAGTTGAAAAATAATGGTTGCGTGGTGGAACTGGTATACACAAGTGCCTTAAGAGCATTTGCCTTCGGGATTGAGAGTTCGAGTCTCTCCGCAACTACCAATTTTAATGCACCGTTCGTCTAGTGGTTTAGGATTCCAGATTTTCACTCTGGGGAGAAGGTTTCGAATACCTTACGGTGTACCAATTTATAGCGGGATAGTTCAGAGGTAGAATGCGAGTCTCATAAGCTCGTGGTCGGTGCGTTCGAATCCACCTCCCGCTACCAAACATAATGATAGGAAATATCATTTGACTGATGGAAAGACATCTAGGTGTTACCCCGAAATTGGTAAACAATGTGTTGAACCGAGCATTGCTCCTACTTGTATAAGTATCGGTTCAATTATATAAAAACGCATTTTGCGACTGATCATCGAGTAGTTTGGATAACAGTCTGTATTACGGACGAGTTGGTTCGATTCCAATTAAATGCGTTTCTATATAATGAGATAAGACGACTAATAAGCATTTTAGCACGTGGTTCTCCATTGTGAAGTGGATAAAGGATACAATCTAGGATTGTTATCTCATTATACGATTTATAAGATAGGATATTCAACGGGACCGTAACTCCCGGTTATCTGACAATAGCGAGTATCTTGTGTCAGCAAGTTTAGGATTGAATGTTCTATCTTATATAAAAATATACTATAGAAGCGACTCATTGATAGTGCATCTATGTTACTGAGGAACCAGACCGTGCTAGGAGGCTTGAAAAAGTCGAGGATCTGTGATAGTATATTTTTATATAAAGAGTTTTGGATGAGATGCTCTAATGGTAGGGCAGCGGACTGTAACCCCGTGGCTTCGGCAAGTTGGTTCGATTCCAACCTCATCCACCAAATTCTGCCCGTCAAGCATAAGTGGTATATGCGTCCGACTCATAATCGGGGGAAAGTTGGTTCGAATCCAATGGCGGGCACCAGAAAGTTTAAGAATATATTGCGGGGATGTATCTCAACGGTCTTCTAAACCGTCGTTAACCGAGTAATTGGAGTATGCAGGTTCGAGTCCTGTCTTCCCCGCAATATATTTTTGGTAGAGAAAAAAATGTCTAGGAAATTAAAAAATGCTATTCCGTCATCAAAAAGTTTAGTTTGTTGTTTGAAATGTAAATCAACAGTTACTTCTATAAATTTTTCAAAACATTATGATAGTAAATTATGTAATGGTGGTGGAAAATTTAAAATAGAAAATCTTATTAACTGTAAGTATTGTGATTTATCGTTTGTTGGATTTTCCGCCACCAAAAAAGCGAGTCATTCAAGATGGTGTGAATTTAACCCAAGATCAAAAATTGATAAAGAAAATCTAGCAAAGAGAAAGAATCTTTATCCAATAAAAGATAAAGATTCTTGGAAAAATTCTATTTCTGATGCCCATAAGCGAGGTTGCTATTCTAATTCCACAGAAAAAGGGTTACAAACTAAAATAAAGAACGGAACTTTATACCCAACAGAAGAAACAAAGAAAAAGATAAGCATTGCTGCACAAAATTCTGAACACCAAAGGGTTTGTAAAAAATCGCATAAATTTGTTGATAAAATAGGAAGAGAATTTATATTTGATTCTTCTTGGGAAGATGCCTTAGCAATAAGGTTGGACGAATTAAGTATTGATTGGATAAGACCACCTCCAATCAAATATACGTTAAACGGAAAAAGTAAAAATTATTTTCCTGATTTTTATCTTCCTGGATTTAATCTTTATCTTGATCCTAAGAATTCTTATTGTATAAAAGTTCAGAAAGAAAAAATAGAAATAGTATCTAAACAAATAAATTTATTGATATTGGAGTCTCTACAAGATTGTAAAAATTTTACAATATAATAAAAGAATATTGGATATAATCGTAAAGTCTAGAAATATAAGGGGCGGACGCCGAATTGGTTGCGGCACTAGACTTTTAATCTAGCGATTATATCCGAGTGGGTTCGAATCCCACTCGCCCCACCAATTTGTGTTGCAACTAATGTCGGTAACGCCCTTCCTCCGACTTAAAATGACTGATAAGTATGTTAAATAATTGCCTCGACGCAACGAGGTGGATGGTTGACCAATGCTTAAAGGTAATAGGGTAACAAATTTGCTTCTATAATTCAAAGGTAGAATACCGAACTGATAATTCGGAAACGATGGATCGATACCATCTAGGAGCACCAAATAAAAATCGCCCCGAAGGGCGATGGGTATTAGAAGAAGTCTGGATATAAACCGTTGATACAAATCAAGTATCTTGGATTATTTCCCCAATCTGGAATTGTGTTGTTTTTTGGACGTAAATCTGGGAGCTTAAAGTTATGAATACCGTCTCCCCCATAAACAGATCCGATAATAGAATATAATGCTTGATGATCGTTTATTGATAATGTTTGACCTTCGCAAAACATAAAATTGTTTGGGCAACGATAACCAGCGAACATTTTAATAACGCCAATAAATTCTTCCATAGTAACCTCAATGTTAAAAAAATGTATTTAGGCGATATAGTTTAGTGATAGAACAAGAGATTCATATCCTCTGAGCAGAAGTTTGATTCTTCTTATCGCCACCAAAGAGTTATGGTTCCATAGTGTAGTGGTCTGCACGATGCCCTGTCAAGGCATAAGTCCGGGATCGTTCCCCGGTGGAACCGCCAATTTAAAAACTACTTTACATTTATTAGGTTGTGTAGTAAAATAAAAAAACTGCCTCTAAAACATTGTTAGTGATGTACCTGATTTGTACTCAGGATAACTCGGCGCAACTCCGGGTGGAGGCTCCATTTTAAATAAAAATATTATGAAAATTACACATCAAAATATAATGTTAATTGAAAATTGGTTGACCCGAAATAATAAACAAATAAATTTGGGTGATGATTTTGTTAGAGAAGTTTATCAAGAAGTTTTAGAAAAAATATTTAAAATTAAAGATACCGAATCGTTAAAAACTAGAAAAAGAGCGTATAGGTTACAATATGATTATGTCAGAAGAGACTTACTAAAGATTAAGTATAAATGGAACAATAATTCTTCAACTGGTATAAAAGAGGGATTTGTTTATGCAATTGGTAATCCTGCTTGGAAAGATTATGTAAAGATTGGATCTGCTATTGATGTAATGGATAGATTAAAATCTTACCAAACAAGTTCGCCTCATAGAGATTATTATTTAATAGATTATTATTTTTCTCATAATAGATTGTTAGAAGAATCTAATCTACATAAAACTTTTGATGAAAGAAATTCTGAGTGGTGTAAAGTTTCCGAAAAAGAAATAAAAGAAAAATTCAAAAATTTGAAAAATATTAATGGGATAGAAGTTCTACAAGAAAAACTTACAGAACAAAAGAAAAGAAAAGAATATTGATAGAACACATACAAGAAGTAAAAATAAATAAACATAAAGTAGATTATAATAGATTTTCTTCTATATAAGTAAAAGTTTAATTCCCAGTTAGCAATCATGGTGAATGCGCTCCGCTGTTAACGGAGAACGAGGCAGGATCGTTACCTGCACTGGGAGCCAATTTAAGGGGAATGGGACTGCTAGTGGTGGTCGCCTCGCTTGCACCGAGGATAACAGATCGGTTAGAATCCGATATTCTCCACCAATTTATTCCGGGTTTAGCTGAGGTTGGTTTAGCACTGCGTTTGGGACGCAGGGACGGGAGTTCGAATCTCTCAATCCGGACCAATTTATTAGAGTATATTATGGATCAAAAAGAAGCTCAAGAAATATACAATTTATCAGAAAGAGCAATTAATAGGGTAAGAGATTGCGCCTATCAAGAACAATTTATCCTTAAAACAAAATCTATAGACGTTCTTTATAGTCAAGTATTAACTATATTAGAAAAGAAAAGATTAAGATCAGAAGCATTCTTGAATAGAAGTAAAGAATAATACGTCACTGGTGTAATGGTAACATTTTCGGCTCCAACCCGAACGTTCAGGGTTCAAATCCTTGGTGGCGTGCCAAATTTGCGGGTATAGTTTAATTGGGAAAATCAATGCTTGCCAAGCATTAGTCGTCGGATCGTAACCGATTACCCGCTCCAATATAATAGAGGAAAAATAATGTAGGTGAATTATGAAACATACCATAAACATAAAAGAAGTTCAAACGTATATAGAATCGTTAAGTCCCCAAACTAAAATTTATATTGGTGGCGATTCTGAACGATTCAAAATTAATGGTGTATGGTATGCGGATTATGCGACTGTAATTGTAGTCCATATTGATGGTAAACACGGTTGTAAAGTGTTTGGCGAAATCGCCAGAGAAAGAGATTTCGACCAAAAGAAAGCAAAACCAAGAATGCGATTAATGACAGAAGTATACAAAATTGCAGAACTATATCTTAAATTGAAAGATGTACTTGAAGATAGAGATGTTGAAGTTCATATAGACATAAATCCAGATGAACATTATGGTTCTTCTTGTGTTATATCTGAAGCAGTAGGTTATATTCGGGGTATGTGTAACGTTGTTCCCCTGGTTAAACCAAACGCCTGGGCAGCATCAACTTGTGCTGACAGATTAAAGAGTTTAAAAGTAGCATGATATATCTAGTAGAAGGATATAATAAATCAGATTATATTACTGATATTGTTAATTGGGAACCTTTACGTTATTTTGAAACTTTACAGCAATCTTTTCTGTATATGGATAATATGAAAGAAAGAAATTATGAAACTAGAGTCCGGTTGACTGATTCTCCTGTTGAAGAGATAACTCAACCGGACGAACACTGGGAAATTTTCTTTGGAGTGTGACTTTACTTTTTAGGTTGATTGGGTTACGATATCTTTCGTAAAGTAAACAACATTGAGAATATTATGAAATCTGTTTTTATCTTGGGCTTTATTTTGGTTTCTTTTTCTGTTAATGCGGAAAGATATATTGAATATCACGAAAACCCTAATGCCCTCTTTGACGCTACAAAGAACTTTACTAATATGTCAAACATTACTTGGCGTACTGCAAAAAATGTAACCAAAGCGTGTAACGAAGAAAAGAAAAAACGTGGTAAAAAGCCATACGGATACGTTGTAGAAGCATGCGCGTTTTGGGATAAAACTTTGGGGTTTGATACTTGTCTTGTAATAACAGAAAAGAAAACTTCAATGGCTACAATTGGGCATGAGGTTATGCACTGTTTTTCTGGGGCTTGGCATGAAGACTTTAAATAAAAGTTTCTAATAAGAATAGAAAAAGTTAAACAAATTATAGTTTGTATTTGTTTAGTGATGTTGGTTGTGTTTATTATCTAAGGAGAATATATTATGTCTGGAACTGTTATTAAGCGATGTGGTTGTAAGGGTAATCCTTCTCATGCGTCTGATTTTCAAGATGCCAAGTATGGTCAAGGAAATCGCGTTATGTCTCTAGATCAAAAGAAATCTGAGGCAACATGTTCTGTATGTGGAAAGACTGTGAAGTTGTAATCATGCTAAAATATGAACCCTATATAGTAGCAACAGGATTTCTAATAATTGTTTTTATTATAATGTTCTTTTAAAGTTTATGCGGGTGTGGTATAGATATATGTGCCTTGGATTTCCAATCCAAAGAGGCTGGAGAGTTACCAGTCGCCCGCTCAATTTATTTCCAATAATTCTTTTATTTCGTCCATTATAGATTTTAACCTATATTCTTTATAGGTTATTCTTATTACATCAATCCCGTATTGAGTAGAGATAATTATATCTCTATATTCGTCTTGAATTTTCGTATCTTTATGTTGCGAACCATCTAATTCTATTATAAGGTTTTTATCTGGAAAATAAAAAGGGGTCTAAACGGACCCCTTTACTTTTTCTTGGCATAGGCTTAGAATTTACCTTCCTTAAAAATAAAAACGTTTTTCGTTATGAAGATTGTAATTGATACTGAAAACTTTACAACACCGTTCAAAAAATTGAACAATTCGATGAAAGAAACATCAAAACTCGTATGGAAGAATTCTGATGCGGGACATGTAGCTTTGTTTGGAGTTTCTTTAGTTTTGTGCGGGTATATTATTTCTAGTAAAATTGATAATTACCTCAATAGAAATAGTAATAGAGGTACTGTGGACGTTACTCTGGAAAAGCCCGATACGGAGGAGTACAAATTAAACGTTAAACAGCCAAAAACCAAATACTCTCAATTATATAATACCGGGAAGAAAATTTCTTTATCAAATAAAGAATTTGATTGTCTCGCAAAAAATATTTATTGGGAAACTTCATTTGAACCGCTATTGGGACAAATGGCAGTCGCTAATGTAACTTATAATAGGGTTTTGTCTGGTAAATGGGGTGATACGTTTTGTGATGTAGTATATGCCCCAAAACAATTTTCTTGGACGAACCACAAAAAACTTAGAAACGCAAACCCCAAAAATAAAGCTCAATGGGAAAGAGCAAAACATTCAGCAAACCTTTTTACAAAGGGAGTTAGAGTAACAACTTTGGATAAATCGCAATTTTATTTTGCGCAATATATTAAAGCGCCAAAATGGAGTAAAAGTATGTCAAAACAAGCGCACATTGGACAACACATCTTTTTTGCACAAAACGGAGACTAATATGAAAGGCGGAAAGGTAGCAAACCTTGTTGATTGGGATAATGAGGAAAATTACGATGAACTTCTCGAAAGAGAAAGAGAATACAGAGAACAAATCAAAGTTCGGAAAGCATTTAAGAGATTTGCTGAACCAACAAATCCTAAGAAAGGAAAGGTACAATATTCCAGAACAACTACAAGAGGAATTTAATTTTCTTCTTAAAAAAATAGAAAAAGCAAAAGATGCACCAAATTTCGAACTATATGATGGTTGTATTGTGGTTCTGAAAACCAACTACGGAAAATATTACAAAAAATGAGACGCTTTACTTCCTGTTGCGATAAGGGTAAAATTATCTTGAAGTTGGGAATTTTAACCTTATTTTTTCACTCGGAGACTGCAATGAGCGACAAATATTTTTCAAAGGTGTACCGTGGCTTTCTGATTCAACAAACCAGCAAAGGTTACGTTGTCCCTATGCTTCCTAATTGGAGCAAGGGACCAGTACCACAAGGTCCGTTTTCAACGTTCGGGATTGCAGAACACATTATTGATAGGGTATTAAACAATGGATGAACTATATACAGCATTAAAGAACGATTTGGTGGAAATAGTATTTACTAAATCTGATGGTAGCACTAGGGTAATGACTGCCACTTTACAAGAATCCCTATTACCAGAAAGGTCAGAAACAACCGCCACCAGCAAAAAGGTAAATCAAAACGTTACTGCTGTATGGTCTATAGAAGATGAAGGTTGGCGGGCGTTTAAAAACGATTCAATCATTTCTTGGAAAACAATTAGTTGATATGAAGTTTGGGATCTTTTTCGGTTTAATTCTTGGAGTTTGGTTTGGTTGGTTTTTCGCGATCAATTATACAATTTCTGTAATAGAAAGGAAACAAGGAGTTATGACCGTTGAAGATTGGTCAAGAATGAGAGAACTAACCCTACAACTAAGAAAAGATAAAATGTTATTTTTCTGACTTTGTAGAATTAATGATCGTTTCTAATTCAGAGATGTAGTTTTTTATGGCTACATCTCTTTTTAGTAAAGCCCATTTAGTTTCATCATCAACACAAACCAAACTATCCGATCTAACTTTTTGTAATTCTGGTTTAGGGGGTAAAGTAAGAGGAGTAGTCACATAAACAATCCGTTCGGAAGGTTTTGGGGCGCACCCGGTTAATAACAATACAAGTATAATATATTTACCAATTCTCATCATTGAAAAAATCTTCCTTTTTTGGTTTTTTAACGGTTTGTTTCTTACGTTCTTTTAGGTTTTTTTCAACCTTTTCTTTTTGTTCTATTTGAACCTTTTCTACTTCTTGTTTTTCTACTTTACATGTTTTTCTTTGTTCTAGAAATTCGTAGATAATTTCAAGAAGCTTCCTTAGAATTTCCATTTTCACCACCCCAGGCAATAGGTTCTTTAGTGACAAATCTGAGACATATATTAATCAATGTTAACGCTTGCACTTGTAAATCTTCAGATACAACGAAACCATACTCTTTCTGAACCCAAAACGCCAAAAACGCTAAAAGGTTCACCCATATAGTTTTTGATTTAAGAATTCTTTTTACAGCAACGTTTGGAGATTCTTCAACAATAACGGTTTCTTCTACTGTTATAGGTTTTTTATTTGAGGGTTTGTTTGCCATTATAGTTTCCCTTATTTTTGCTTTTCCGCCAGTGTCCTGAGATAAGCAACCGCCAATTCAATTCCAAGATTAATTAAATAACTCGCGGCACTAATTCCTATAATTCTTAACTCATTAACAACGGCATCACGTTTTTCCGAACCAGGAATATCGTCTCCATCAACCCTAAGTACAGTCGCTTTAATGCGGTCAAATAAAGAAGAACCTAAAACGATTTTTGCAAAACTTGATATAATAGTAGATTTTAACGACATATCATTCACCTCTCTAAATGAGAGTATTTATAATTAAATAGTTCTTAGCGTATAAATAGTAAAAACTCTCCCCAACATTATAGGAATTTATATGGAAATATTGTCTTGGTTTTTGGTTATCACTGTTGCAAATTCTGACGAATTGTTGGTTAAAGAAATGAAATCAAAAGAAGAATGTATTAAGGTTCAAAAGCAATTCGCTAAAAAGGCACAAAAGAAAATAAGGCAAATACAAGACGTTACTTGTGAATATGGTACTATAACAAACCCTATCCCAGCAAACGCTCCAAAAGAAGAATACCTTTAATAAATACATGAAACGTTTGGTAATTGAAGCATTAATTTTTATTGCAATATTACTCAGTTCTGCGATAATATTAAAAATTAAAGGATAATATGGGAAAAACTGCAACCAATCCGATTACTGGAGATAAAATCCAGACAAAAACAAGTTCAAAAAAATATTATGATAACTATGACTCAATTTTTAGAAAAGACAAGGAATTAAAAAATAATGAAACTCCTACTAGCACTACTAATATTTCTTCCAATCAATAGTTATTCAGAAGAACAAATTAAAATTTTGAGAATTATAGATGCAGATACGATTTTAGTATCCGCTCCATTCATGCCCGCACCATTAAAAAAACAAATGCCAATGAGATTATCTAATGTAGATACTCCAAACATAAACCGTTGGGCAAATTGTGGTAACGAAGCAATACTTGGAGAAGAAGCAAAGAAATACGTTGAAAGTTTAATTAAGAAAAGTAAAAAGCAACAAGTAAAGATTGTTGGTTACGATAAGTATGGTAGATGGTTGGGGCAAATTTATCTTGATGGTAAAAGTATATCAGATTCCTTAATAGAAAAGAAATTCGCTAGACCTTATTATGGCGGTAAAAAGCAATCTTGGTGCAATAAATGAAACAATTTAAAGAACATTTATCAGAAAATATAATTTCAGAAGCGTTCCAATATCATTTAGAAAATAACATCCCTTTCGACGATTGCGTTTTTAGGTATGGATCAGAAATGTATTTTGAATTTATTCATACTCTGAGAGAATATTATAATAAGAATTTACTCGAAGGCTATAACTATTCTGAATACGAATTAGAGTTAATTAATTCCGATTTGGGCGAATTTGCGATGTATGAAAATGAAATGGTTCCGTTAGATTTAATTATTGAAGAAGAAACTCCAGAATTAAATAAACCGAAAAGGGGCGGACCTAAGAAATTTTATGTTCACGTAAGAGACCCAAAGTCAGGGAATATTAAGAAGGTTGCTTTTGGTGATACTACTGGATTGGCTGTCAAGTACGATAACCCAGAAAGGAAAAAGGCATTTGCTGCAAGACATAATTGCTCAGATAAAACAGATAAGACTTCTCCTGGGTATTGGGCGTGTAGGGTGAATAAGTATATGGCAAAAACGCCAGCAGGTAGAAGTGGATATTGGTGATATGCTACCATATATTGATGAAGAACAACCAGATCACACTCTAAGAATATTTGATTCTACATTTGATTCCAACGATTTCTATTGGCACAAAGATAAAAAAGATAGGTTAATAACAGCAGTTTCTGGAGAAGATTGGGAATTACAAATTGATAATCAACTCCCAATAAAATTAGAAATAGATAAAGTATATCCTGTCCAAAAAGAAACTTGGCACAGAATAATTAAAGGCGAAGGAGATTTAATCTTAAAGATTAAAGAATACTAAAGGTTTTTATAAAATTCAGATAGTTTTTGTAATTCTTCTTTTGAAGCGTTACTTTTAAATTTATTCGCCTTTAAAGAAATTACAATAATATTATCTATTTCATATCCCTTTGTAGAATCTATTCTATCTATAGAAATAGAATTATCTTCTGCTTTATTTCTATTAAATTTAATAGGAATTCCTAAAATAGGACATGTAATAGGATAGGTTAGATTATTAAGGTCTGTTATGGATAGGTTAAAAGGTATTCCGCGAGATTTAGCAGAACCTTTTAACCTATTATAGATAGTTTTTATTTCGGGAGTATATCCAATCACTTTTTATCAGGTTTCTGATAATCTTCCAGTTTTTGATTGCTTCCCTGTCTTTGCGGTTTCTTATTAAGAAAAGAAGCTGTTCTGGCTATTTCTTCAGCCATCTTCTTTTTGTCTTCTTCGTTTGGTATATAACGATTCACCATAATTTATTTCACACCCATTTCTTTATTTCTTTGTTGTTGTATTTTTAAGAATTCAGCAGCAGCTTTAGGGTCTTTCGATAGTCTGGAATAAGTGTCAGCAACGCCGCTTTCTACTTCTTTAGAACCGCCAGAAAGTTTACCCAAAACGTCTCCAACTTTGTATATAGGGGAAACAGACGCTTCCCTTTTCTTAATCAATTCTTTTGCCTTTTCTAAATCGTCTGGCTGTTTAGTTCCAGGAAGAAGTTTTTGTTGTGTGGTAGGAAGTTTTGCTGGTGTGGTAGGAAGTTTTGCAGGCTTTGCTGCGTCTGAAGGTTGTTGAGACTTTTCGGCAGCTCTTTCTTTACCCAGACGTTTTAATTCTTCTGCCCTTCTCTTCAACCTTTCCCTTTCTTCTTCAGATTTCTTTAAATACTCTGCACCACCACCAGCCATAGCACCGCCAGTAACGCCTCCAACAACTCTACCTAAAGAACCGCCAAGTTTTCCGCCAACCCTACTACCAACAGTAGCGCCAACAACAGAAGGAATTGCTCGACCTACTCTTTCGCCGCTCTTAAATAATGTTGGGCTTCTCTGTTTTCTAATTTGTTGGGACTTTTCTATTTTCTTTTCTTCTTCCTCTGGAGATTTACCAGTAAAGAAACTTCTCGCTTTACCACCCCAACGTTTAAATCTCTCTTTACCTAAAAGACCTTGAGCGTATCCAGAAGAAACGTCTCCAAGATCTCTACTAAATTCTTTGGTAGAATATTCGTTTATACAAGTTTTAATTTCTAAAATTTCTTCTTCAGAAAAGATACCGTCTTCAATAAATTTTGCGTACTCTTCTTCGCTGAAGACGTCAAAAGTTTCTTGCAAATTTGTTCTTTGTTGTTCTCTTAATTGTTTGAAAGTTTTCATCACTAAACCCTCAAACCCATTTTCCGCCGCCAGCAGAAGGATTCTTTTTCAATTCAGAAGAAGAAAGTCTTGGTGGGGTTGTTGGGGAAAGTTTTGGTTCTGGACCTACTGGTTTTGCTGGTTCTCCACCCAATTTAGAAATTGCAGAACGTACTTGAGAACTAGACTGTCCGCCCGGAGAAATAGGTTTCTCCATTCTAGTTTGAGGCGTCAATACAGATTTTAATGTTCCCGTTTTTGACGCCATATCAGAAGTCGCTGATTTCATTCTTGCAGCGCTTGCCCTCAAATCGTCCATAGCTGGAGAAGAAGTTGGTAAGGACTTCTTAGCGGGTATTGGCGCTGGTTTTGGAATTGGTTTAATATTCGGTTTCGCCGCAGACGTTTTAGGGACCGGAGTTGGTTTCGCCACAGACGTTTTAGGGGCTGGAGTTGGTTTCGGGGTGGTTGTTGAAGGAACTGGCGCAGGTTTTGCTGCTGATCTTTCTTTACCCAATTGTTTTAATTCTTGCGCTCTTTGTTTTCTGGATTCTATAGAAGACTGCTGAGGTTTTGCTGCATCTGTTGTTGGTTCGCTTCTAACAGGAACGCTTGGTTTCTGAGATTTTAATGGTTTGTTCATTCCCGGAATCATTTGACCAACAGCAGCAACCTTTTGTTTTGCCTTTTGCCAGAATGGTTTAGTTCCCAACCAAGGGTCATTAACGTATTGATCATTTTTATCCGCTTCAGAAATAACTGATTCGTTGATTTCTTTTCTTAATTCTTTAAACGTTTTCATTCCAGAAATACCTTATTGTTTTGATTAAAGTATTTATAAAAAAATATAAATAAACCAAGAGGAACAAATTCCTTCTTGTTTATTATTTTTATTGGAGAAAACTATGATTAATCTAAACCTTGAAATTGCTGAAGTGAATGGCGTATTAACTGCACTAGGACAAATGCCCTACGCACAAGTAACAGAACTTGTTGAGAAAATTAAACAACAAGCAATCCCACAAGTTCAAGCACAACAACAAGAAGTTTCAGAAAATAACGAAGAGTAAGAAATGACTACAAATTTAACAGCTATTTTAGGCGGTTCATCTGGTGGATCGTGGAAATCACAGACATTTACTACTTCGGGAACATGGGTAAAACCAGAAGGCGTTGAGGTGGTAAAAGTCGTCATGGCTGGTGGCGGTGGGGGCGGCGGTTATTGGGATTCTCCCGGTGGAAGTGGAGGAAACTCAATTTTCTATGCTCCAATACCTATTTATGCTTCTGGCGGTTTTGGTGCTCTAAGAGCAGATTTCTCTGCATGGAACGAAAATATTATAAATGGTTGGGGCGGTAATGGTGGTGGCGTATCTGGGGGAGAAGTTCTTTTGCTTCACACATCCGGAATTATTCTCGGTAGCCCTCCACAAGTAATAACAAACACAAATTCTGGTAAATCCTATACAACCAATAACGGAACGAGAGTTAAAACTCATGGAGGCGCAGGTATGCCGTCCGGAAATTCTATCTCTGGTGCTGGTGGAGCCGCTGGTTCAAGACGTGGTGGAGCAATTCCCGGTTTCGGTAATTCCGGCACATCTGGTATATGGAATATCAATGATGATGATTCTGCGGAATACGGTCCCGGTGGTGGCGGTGGCGCTTCCTTTGGTGATGGAGGAATGGGTGTCGGAAGACCAGCACGAAACACAACACCAACACAAGCAACTCCCGGCATTTTTGGTGGTGGTGGCGGCGGTGGCGCTTATATAAGAGCTAACAGAACCACATTTAATTTCATCGGCGGTCCAGGTGGCGGTGGCGGAGAAATCGTAATTCGTGATGTTCCCGTAAAAGACGTGGCTTCCGTTTTTGTGGCTATAGGTGCCGGTGGTGCTCCTGCCACTCAATCAGGAACGTCAAATAATACGTGGAGAGGTGGAATAACTACAGTTGCTCCTTCTGCTGGTGGTGCTGGTATTTGTCAAATTTTTTGGAGTTAATTATGTATAAATTTGCAACAATTTCTAATGGAATCGTTACCAATATTATTGAATCTAATGATTATGAATCCATTAATATGCTAAAACAATATAATGAAGAAGTTATTATGGCAAACAATAGAGATGTAGAAATTGGATTTATTTGGGATGGTGATACCTTTTATAAAGACCCCCTTTTAGTAGAAAAGGAAAATAAAATCGTTGAAAAAAATTCAAATAAAATGCTTGAGGAAAAACAAACTTTATACGATCAATTGTCAGTTAAAGAAAGTTTATCTGATGAAGAACAAGAAACTCTCGATCTATTAAAATTAGATTTGGAATAAGAAAAAGGGGAGTTAACTCCCCTTTCTTTTCCCTACGAATTCTCTACCGTCAATAGTTTTGGATTCCATTTCTGGAATAATTGACACATCACAGTGAATAAACATAATTACTTTTTTTTGTTTCTACAAAAAATTCGTATTAAAGACTTCAGAATTTATATCGATCCTGTCTAGGTTTGGAAGTTTTCCTGTTACAATTTTCCAACTTTTATTAGGGAAATCTTTCTTCACGATTAATTGATTATCCATTTTATCGAAATTTTCATCTGACATTACAGTATTCATTTTAATCAAATTGTATCTTTCTTCAGGATCTTTTCCTCTAAATCTTATATATTGTAGAGGATCGCCTTCATTTATTTCAATATTAAAGTCTAATATCTCAAACGTTGGTACAATAGGTCTTTGCCAATTATAGATATTAAATGATCCAGGAATCAATCGCAAGGATGGATTATTGTGAAAATATGCCGGAAACGTTTCTATCCAAACATCTTCTACAGAGGAGAAGAATATCACATTAAGATTTTTATATTCTAATATAGGAATTCCATCATTACTCTTTGTTATTTTTTCAGCAACCTCTTCTGAATTTCGAAGTTCTTCAACGGAATTGATACGAATGGAATGTGGGGCATTAATACTCCACATTTGGTTTACATAAGAAGTAAATGCTGGACACTTTTTTATATCAGAATTAGAATCTTGACAAACGCCTACATTTGACACATCAACATTAACAAAATCCCTTTTGCTTCTTCTATCTAAATCTTTAATATCGTCTATATTTACAACATCACCCAATTCTCTACCACTAAGAAAATTGGATATATTCTTTAATACATTAGCGGGGATATCCTTCCCAACAAAAACGTCTTGTTTATTTGAGGCACAATACCCAAAATAATATATATTAATCACAATAAAAAACCAAATATTAAATTACAGAAGCAGTTGCTGTATTACTCGTTAACTCTTCTATTACTGGTGGATTTGGATTATCTATAAATTCTTTTCCTGTCCAAAGTTTTCCAATAAATGACAAATTGTATGATGGAATAGAAATCATATCATCATACTGAACGTTTGCTGTCAATTCTGAGATAGCGATAACAATGTTTTCGTTCGAAATTGTTGCGTAATAAAACATAATATTCTCCATTAATAAAATTCAATAACTTGCCAAGAAAATGGAATAAACTGGGCGAAGCTATTTCCCGTATAATAAAAAATTAAATTTCCTACCGTGAATTGAGTAGAAGAGTTTACGGAGATTAAAACTGGCACACAAACAGCACCACCTGTAGAGGAAAAATAGCCGCCTGTATCGACGCGACCATACCCACCGTCAATCAAAATCATAATCTTACTTGTAGTCACAGAAGCCATAGTCACATTATATGTAGCTGCTGCGGGATTTGATACATACCCTCTTTGTATACTCTTTACCACACTTGTTAACCCCGCTGTTGTTTGTACTGTTCCATCTGGATATTGAACTCCTGTGACAATTAGTGATGTTGCCATATTTTATTTCTCTCCATATTCCAACAAATATATCTATATTATCTTATATTTATATATTCGCGGTGCTTTCGCAAAACAGTGGTGTTTCCCGAAGGGAAATATAGAAATGGCGAACAATAACCGAAAAATTTTATTCAACAAGAAACTCTAGGAGGGATATACCATTATTCGATACGCGAATCACGGAATTATCTTCGAATATGAAGTCTTCTTCTGGTAATGAAGAAACAGGTCTTCCTTTATTCTCAAGGATAATGGATACGCTCTCTCCGTATGAAAAGGGTCTCGCTGAAATTGCTTTATATAATTGCTCTGCTTTACTCATTTTTGTCTTCTTCCTAAGGATAAATATCGCGGTCCGCGGGATGTAACGCGGGATGCTTGGTTACTGGTTAAAAAGAATCAAAGATTCCAAGAATCTTCGCGGGATTCTCTAAAATGCTTGGATATTCTACGGCGATGTATGTAGAACCTACAAGAACGATCGCGGCTATCAATACGAATCTAAAATGTGTCATAAATGATTCTCCGTTAATAAATGAAGATAACTTCGTCAATAGGTGTTATGTAGAGTTCTCCTTCAACCTTGGTTGCGGCATTCCAATTTAGGAATACTGTATCTTCTACATTTACTTCTGTAACATCGGGACCAATCGCTAATACTTTGCCTTTGTCTTGGTCTAGAGTTGATTTTAGGATTATGCCTGATTCTGTTTCTTTTGAACCTGGGATTCTTTCAATTAGAATATTATTTAGAGTTGGTTTCATATTGTATTATTTGCTTTTTTACTTATGTTAAATCAAGGGTTTAGAACCTACATTTTTCATTTTTTGGTATACCCTGTGGGGTACATTGGGTATTTATATTAAACGTTATTAGAGTTTAATTCTACTCTGTAGTCAATAGAAAGTAAACGTTATTAGAGTTTAATTCTACTCTGTAGTCAATAGAAAGTAAAGGTTATTTTTCCATATTTATGAAATATTTCTTATTTTTTCTAGAGGGATCATCTTTAGGATTGAATTTTGGTTTTTTCTTCTTTTTAGATTCAATTGGATCGAAGTCTGAGAATTTAGATAGTTTCTTTTTCATGGTAGAAGGTTTGGGAATGTTTCCTTTATTAGAGAGTACGTTAGACCTTTAGTTTTAAGATCTTTGTTGAATAGATTAATAAGTGTTTGTGCTTCAGCAGGTTCCAAAGATTCTAGAAGTTGAAGAAGGAGATTGTTTCGTTTTTCAATTGTGAGAGAATCTGCTGTTTCGTTTCCAATTTGAAATAGATATAGACGTTTCAATTCGCAAGGAAGAGTAGAGAAAGAGATACCTGGAAGAGTATCTGGTTCTTTATATCCTTCTGGGAAAGAAGAAGGGTAGAATCTAATATCAGGGTGGAAAGCTAAAGAAAGGAATTGCTTCAGTAGAGGAGAAGCGTATTGTAGAAGAATAGATTGCTTCTCTTTCTTAGAAGGAGAATTAGAAATTTGGTTGAGGATTTCGTAAAAATTAATGTTCATAATATGTAGTAGGAAAAAGAGGAGAGTTTGTTCTCTCCTCTAATGTTAAATGGATTTATTGCTTGTGTGATAATACCAAATGCTTCATCGCAGAATGTAAATCTGTATGCTTACCCAATTGATCAAAACCTTTGTCTGGATGACCTTTCCAAGATTTAATAATAGATCTACCACCATCTTCATGTCTAGAAGAAGTTACAGCACCAACAATTTTACCATTATGGGTAATATGATGTACTGAATCCGCGTCATACCCTAATGGAGATTCTTCTGGATCAGCCTTTTCAATACCATATCCACCAGCAACAGGTTTTGCAGCAGGTTTAGGAGTAACTGGTTTAGAAACCGTTGTTTTTGTTGGTTTTGGAGCAGGAGCAGGTTTTGCTGGGGCTTCTCCAGAACGTTTTGCTAGATTTTCTTGGGCTGTTCTTGATACTCTACCCGCTTTATCTGTAGCTAATTGTTTAAGGGTTTCTTCAGAGGTATGGGGGTGTCCAGCAACAATAGATCTATAATAAGCAGTTTTATGTCCTGCCATTCTATTCATAGTATCATGAAAAATTTCTGGATGTTTTTCATGATGTAAATGCTTTAGAGCATATCCAACAGTCAACATTGTTGGATCGTCATGTTTTTCTTTCGCTAGATGTTTATCTAGAACTGCTTTAATTTCTTCATGAGAAGAATCTTCATGCGTTTCTTTATGTTTTGCGGCTTCAAAAAGCTCTAACTTTTCTAGTAGTTGTTTAAACGAAATCATTTATCAATACCTATTTCTAAATAGGAATATTTATAATATTTAAGTTTGGAGAAAGAGCAATTAAACCCTTTCTCCATTTTCAGATTACCAAAGAACTGGGTGACCCATTTGGCTCATACAAGAGTTAAACGAACGCTTATATGTTTCGTCCGCTTCATACATTCCATACCAAAGTCCAGTAATACCACCGATTGCACCGCCAGCTGCAGCACCAACACCAGCGGAAGCGGCTCCAGTAATGATTGCACCGGAAACAGCACCAATAGCAGCAGCGGCAGAAGCAGCAACGATTGCATCTTCAACACCTTCTGTTGCATATCCAGCAGTTTTGCTGGCTAATTGCTGGCAATAAACAAAATCTTCATCGGCTTTTGCTAGATTTTTATCAGCCTTTTCGTTTAGAGTTGGTTTATATCCTGCTACAGTTGAACAACCCACAAGGGCAATTGATACAAATAACATAGTAATATATTTCATTATTTTCTCCTTTATTGTTTAACACACACCGAATTAACGGTAAATTTATTTAGCGGTTTATATATCAACATATCTTAATTCAAAGGAATCAGCCATTTTCTCGCGTCCAGAATATCCCCTGCAATTCATCAGAATATTGGTTGAACCAATCATAGCGTTTAATCTACGATGAGAATGTCCACAGATCCAATGGGATATTTTAGGGTTATCTAGAATAAAATCTGTTAGATTAGAAATATATCCTGGATTCATCGTAGTATCTCCTTGATACTTTTCTGGAACACAAATATCAGAAGGGCAATGGTGAGTTACCATTATTACCTTTTTATTATCTTCATTATTCAATTCGTTCTTGGCGAATTCCATAAACTTTTGATGGTCTTCATACGCATCTTCTGGATGCCAAATAGATCCCCATTCATTAGTACGTTCTCTGTTACTATTCTTGATAATCTGAAAATCATTCATCAAATAAGAAATCTTATTCATTGCAATAGGGTCTTTTTTATTAAAATCTGTCCACATTGTTCCACAGACGAATGTAACCCCGTTCAATTTAAACGTTTCCTTTTCCAGGACATGAAGGTTTTTCAGATAAGAAAGTTTTTCTTTGATA